CTTCTAAATTAAGCAAAGTGCTTTCTTGCCCAGTTACAATTAAATATATTTCGGCGTTGTTTGTTTTAGATAGATTGGTTAATCTAACATATTTTACAGAAGATTTTACAAATGCTCCACCTGTTTGTTCTTCTTCACTATTAACAAAACGTAAAATTTCAACACCCGAACCACTAAATGTAGTAGGGATAGTATCAATACGTCTAACTATTTGGTTAATATTAGAGATTGTTACTAGGTTATGCGTTTTCTCCTGGTTTTGGTTTGGGAGGGTGATTTCTTCTGTAATGGTTACGTATAAATTAGCCATTTAATTTTATTATACATATTATCATATTATAAAAAAATAAAAAAGCCCCGCTTTATAAGCGAGGCTCTTTATTTTCGGTTGACCGTTACTCTTATAGAGTGTTCAAATCACTAACCCAAATACGACCGTAGAATTCAGGACGGATCATTTTCTTAGCGTAACGAGTCAATAGACCTTTTCTTGGTGTGAAAGTGTCTGGATCGTACACTAATGGAGTCATGATTAGAGGTACATATGGAGCGAATACAGCACCAGTTTCAAGGAATTGAGATCCTCTATAACCCATCAAAATTACATTTTCAGTCATGTATGGGTTTTTGTATACTGTATAACGGTTGTTCAAGTTACCTGATTTTTGGATACCAAATGCATAGCTTGCTTTTGTTACATCACCATCAGAAGATGAAGCAAATCCTGGGATTGATTCAAGGATAGTTGCTACTGAAGGAGAACATACTAGGAAGTTTGCACCACCACGTAATGTCTTTTGGTGAATTTTGTTAGAAACTTTCTGCATTTTAGTTCCCAAAGTTTGGAACCACTGACCTTGTGTGTTGTAGAAGTTCAAATCAGATGCCCAAGCTGTTTTACCTGCATTCAAGTAATTGTTGTTTTTAGCTGACCAATATTCATCCCATGCAGAAGCATCTTGAATCAACATATCTAAGTTTTCTAGATCAATTTCTAGAGCAATGTACTCAGACATGATTGAAGTCAATTCAGCTTCAGCATCTAGTGATTGGTAAGCATTCAAATCTTGAGCGAATTCTGGTGTCCATTGTGCTTTCAATTTTCTTGTTTTAGCAACAATAGCTTCAGATTTCATTTTGATATCGATTTGTGGGATAGCTAACGCATCAGCAGAAGTTGATTCAGCATTTGGATAACCAGCACCGCTGTTATCTTCGAAATCACCTCTAAAGTTATCAGCTGGTTGCATGTTGTAGAAAATAGATGAAGAAACACCTGCAGCTGGGATATCAGCTGAACCTACAGCACCACTATAGATAAATGTGATTGCATTAGTACCATTTGTAGAAGTGTATTGTGGTAACAATTTAGCTGCAGTAGCTGAAGTTAAAACTGAACCAGAGGCTAATACGAATGCTCTAACACCTTTATAATCAGGGCGAGTTAATTGGCCAGTTACAGTTACAGCTGTATAACTACCAGTTGTTGAAGCTAATTCAGCAGTATATTCTAATTGAGCCCAAGATGCTGTTGCTACAGTTACACCTACAGAAGCTGAGAATTGGTTGATTGAATAAGCAAATCTACCAGCACCATATAAACCGCTAGAAGCATCAGCATTAGCACCAGGATTTGTGTTACCGTACATAGAAGATGAAGCAGCGTAAACATCTGCACCTGGTCCGAATTGAGTTGGAGATCCAGCTTTAGCTGAAGCACCATATTGGAAATCCAAGAAGAATACAAGACCTGAAGGTAGATTCATTGGTTGTACTGACATGAATTCTTTAGTTGATAAAGAACCAAATACTTTACGTACCAATGGAAGAGCTACACCAGCCCATTGCTCACCTTGTCCTACGTTGAATGTACCACCACCTACGTTTGTAGAAGATTGTTCAACAACAAGTTGTTTTGCTTGGTTTTCGAGGATCAAAGCCATGTTGTTTTTTTCAACTTCGCTTCCTAGTCCTTCTAATAGGCCTGTTTTAGACCATTTGCTAGCCATACGTGCAGCATCACTCTGCATGTTTCTCCATCCGTTGGCTGAGCTTTCTAAAAGAGAATTAATACTTGACATTTTGTTTTGTTTTTTGTTTTTAAATTAGTTAATTAAATTAATCCAGCCAATTTTTGCATTCTTGCGAATACATCGTTTGACTCTACGATTGGTTGTTTTGTGGTAGGAGTAACAGTTGATTTTGAAGCTCTACCTAGGTTTTCTTTAATAGTATTTTTAGCAACTTTAATTCCCTCATTTAAAGTTTCATATACCATTTTTACTTCACCTACGTTTTTAGCTTTGTCAAATGAACTTAATACTTTTACCTTTTGATTTTCGTTTAAGTTTTTAGCTTTGAAGATTTTGTTTGAGTAAAGCAACTTAGCGTTTAGTAAATTGATTTCGTTGATTTCAGCTTTCAAAGTTTCAATTGTAGAAAGAGCTTCATTTAGTTCTTCATCCATCTTTTTCAATTGATATTCTTTAGAAGAAATATCTTGTCCTTTAGAGTATGATTTTATAGCACCTCCTAAAGCACCTACAGTACCACCGATAAGAGAAACTATACCACCTACAACATTTGGATTAATATTAATAAGATCACCTACTTTTGCTGAGACAACTTCACCTAGATCTTGATTTAGACCATAAATTAATGAAGCCATACCTAATACTGCGGCACTGATACCTAATTTGGTTGCTACTTTCCAGATTCTTTGGTCTTTTTTAAGATTTTCGATATCTTGTTTTACAACAGCTTTAAGATCTTCACCTTCAGCTTCAGATATAGTATCATCTTCTGCTTCTTCTTCACCAGCGGCAGCTACGCCAGCTATTTCTTCTTTACTTACTTCACCACTTTTAACGGCTGCTGCAAGTTTTTTAATTGCTGCTTCTACTTCAGATCCTGATGGTAATCCTGATCCTGCTGCTTCGTCTACTTCTTCCATTTCTTCAATTTCTCTTAATAATTCTGCTAAATCTACTTCTTCTTCCTCTTCTTCAGCGTCCATTTCCATTTCTTCACCTTCTTCTTCGCCTTCTTCGCTTTCGAATTCAGGTCCTGCTTCCAACTCACCGTCTTTAATCATTTGTGCGATTACGTCTTCAATCATGTCCTTAATTTCATCGTCCGAAAGGTCTCCCATTTCCATGTCGCCTTCACTTTCTTCTTCTTCGCCTTCTTCTTCGGCTTCGTAAAGGTTTTCGCCTTCTCCTTCTTCTACTTCATCACCTTCTTCTAATTCTAGCTCTGCTAAAAGCTCTTCCAAATCAACTTCCATCATTTCATCTTTTTCTTCGTCTAAAGCTTTTTCGTCCATTCCAACACCAAATCCTTCTTCTGAATCTGCTGTGGCTTTTCCGAATCCTTCTTCTTCAAGATCTTCTTTTTCCATTTCTTGAAGTTTTAAAGATAACATTGATTTCAATTGAGGTGTAAAGGCTTCTTCAAGAGCTGCTTTTGCGTTTGCTATAGCCATTTCTTTTACAGCTTTAGCTTCAGCGATTGCTTCTTTAAGCATTTCTCTGTTTTTTGCCATTTTTCCTAAATTTATTTTTTGTTGGGAAAGTACGTTTATTTAAAAAACGTAATAGAATTCATTTAATTGATACCACATATATTGAGGGTGGTGGTATATTCCATTATATGTATGTATAAAACCGTTCAAAGTCGTAGAAAACAAAAAAAGCTCTCAAAATGAGAGCAATTTCTGTACCGGTTTGCATATTTTAAAATATTTTTTTCAGGATACTTATTAAATCAATAACATCATTTGTAATTTGTTCTTCATATTTTGAATTAGTTTCAATTCCAGGAAGATAATAATTAGACATATAATATGCTATTTCATTATCGAATAAATCTTGGATAAGTTTTTTAGTAACGTCGTTTAATTTATTTGATTTTCTTAATTGAACAATTAAAGATTCCAAATATGATATAGCATTGTCTATATCTTTGTTTTCTTCATTAATATCAAACATCATACCCTTGGTCTTTTAAATGTTGTTTGATTAAATCACATTTTTTAGATATTTTATTTGATAAATTCATTAAATCTAATTCCTGGGATTGAGTTTTATATTCTTCTTCAGTAATTAATCCTGCAAGTTTTTGCATATGAAGAAATTCCTGGGTTAATTTTGGTTGATTTTGGTCCATATTTTATTTATAAATATTTACTTCCTTTACTTCTATTATCTGAGTGGTATAAAGGTTGGGTATTTGAATAATGGAAGCATTCTTTTTGTTGGTTTGGGTCGGTTAAATCAAAAGAAGCACATGGTTTGATATGGTCTATTTCCCATAACATTCCATGATTTTCCCATGTCATATCATGTTTAAATTGTTGTTCAATATGTTGTTTATAGAATTCAATATCACATCCTATCAGATCAATAGCAGAGTGAAATTTGTTTACTTTTCCTCCAGTTGTATGTCTTTTAATAGCATCTAAATATCTTCCTCTCAAAATTTGTTTTATTTTATATTGTGGATCTATTTGACGTCTAATTTTATTACGGTTATTTTGCTGTCCAGTTTGTTGTTGATATTGGTTCCATTTAATATTAAAACATATCTTACACAAACTAGTAACCCCAAATCGACCATTTTTTTGTGGTTTAAATTCAGATAACATCAATGTTTTTTCACAACAAGTACAGGTTTTATATCCTTCAGGAATAGGATTATTTAAACGTGGAGATTTTTTTGAATGATAATGTTTATTATGGTGGACATAACAACACTGTTTACATTCCCTTTGAAGACCATCTTTACGGGTTTTATTTTTCCCGTAATTATCAATTGATTTTTCTATTTTACAAGTAGGACAAAGTTTTACCATACGTTTTATTATACATATGGTAAAGACTTTGAAGAGTTAATTTGGATCAGAAAATAGGGCAAGATCCTTTTGCGCAAAGAATTTCTGTTATTATCGAATTTGTGCGTGCGTAAGGATCTAGATATGTTGTTCTAGATTCATTTAATTGTCCATTACGCATCCAAGAGTCAGGATTAGAAGGGTTTGAAACTAAATCAAAAGTCAATAATTCAAAATCATCTTGTACTTCCATCACCTCACCCATTTGTTTGAGTGAACCCATTCCGCGAGATGAAATACCAATAGTTAAACCATTGTTAACTAAAGCACCTGCTATGCGGCCAGATACTGTTCCTTTTGGTCCTGGGTCGGAAAATATTTCAACTGTCCCCCATATCTCATCACCATCCCACCATATTTTTCTAATGGCGTGGGAAGCGTTTTTTAAGTTAATTACTTGGGAATCTGGGTGGTCTAATTCACCGCATGTTTCTGTGGTTTTTTGGTTTATTTTTTGTTGGAAGTTTTCAATTTCACGTTCCCACAACTCACGTTTGTAGTATCTTCCGTTACCGTTTTTTACCTCAACGGTAGCTAAAATACCTTCAACAAAGATGTTTCCATTACCTTTTAGCCCTTCTAAAAGGCGAACTGGTTGGGGAACAAAATGTCTAGTCTCTATTAAAAGATGTTTATCCATGTTTAGTAATTTTCATCGTATGACATTTCCTCACCCATCATATTATCATCTAGGGGCATTTCTTCCATCATGTCATCTTCAGTTTCGTCAATTACTTCTTTTTTCTTGCCTTTAGTTTTGCTAAGCATTTTTTCAACTTTTGATTTTGCTTGCTCTAGTTTTTTGATATCTTTTTCAAGTTCTTTAACTTTTTTCTTGTCAGTTAAAGCTTTCATATCTTCATCCTCATCAAGTTTACCAAGTTGAGATTGTTTTTTATCGATCAATTCTTGAATTTTATCTAGTTTAGATTGTAAAATTTCTTGTTCTGCTTCTTTGTTAATTGCAGCTAAATCTTTTTCAACACTTTCACGTAAAGATTCTAATGTATCTTCTTTTACTTCTTTTTTAGGGTTTGGTATAAAAAATGAAAGTCTTCCTTCTCTACCTACATTAACATTATTTAAAAGTGTATAATCGTCAGTTCCACCTTCCCTTGTTGGAAGAGTAATTTTACCTCCAATATTATTAGCAGTATTTAAGAAACCTACAAACATTGGGTTGATATCGTATGGTAATTTTTTTAAGTTTTGTGGAGACAATAATCTAGAACGAATAGCAATTCCTGTAATTTGTTCTGGGTCTTTAGGGTCTTTTAATATTCTTAAGTGTTGGTTTTTCTTGAGTAGTTCTTCTGTTGCACCTTTAAGGTAAACATACATATCTTGTGGGTCTCTCTCTTCTCTTTCTTTATCGCTTGTTTTTGGACGAATAATAGTAGTCATTTGAGTAGCCTCTTCTAATTCAGCATCAATCATTTCTTGAATTGCTTTACGTAAAGTAATTTCTTCAAGTGATTCGCCGGCTTCTTTTCTACGTTTTAATTCCTCTTCGCGTTTTGCTTTTAATTTAGCTTTAATTTCCTCGTCACTGAATTTTTTAGATGGTTCTTTTTTAAATTCATCTTTCCAACTTTCTTTTTCCTCGTTTAAATTACCGTAGCCAGAAGATTTATATTTTCCAGTTGCTTCTTTTGGTGTACCTAAACCAGGTGCTTCAGTTGTGTATCCTAAATCTTTAACACCAAATTGACCATCTTTTGTATAGTGAATTGGATCTTTTGCTAAATTTTTCAATACAATATCTTTCAATTGCTGCATTGTTTTATCAGCATTTTTAGGATCTTTCATTTCAGTATAATAACCCATCATGATTTGACCGAATATCAAATTGTCAGGATTTTTATCGTCTTTGTTATCAAAGTTATGTTCAAGATCTTTTTCTACAGGTTTAGAGACTTTTTTCTCCTCTGCTTTTACTTTTTCGTCTTCGTTTTCTTTTTTCTTTCTAGCTTCAGCTAAAAATGCCTCAAATGCAGTTTCGTATGTTTCCTTTTTTCTCGGCTCATATCCAGCAACAGCACTTAAACCAATTACATTTTCTGAAATTATGTTTTTGGTTTTTAAAGATGCAGTAGCTTCCTCAAATGTAGCATGATTTGGTACAATATTTGGGAATTGACGTTTAGCATCTGCAAGGAAAACACCTTTATGTCCTTTACCTTCTTTAATTAATAGATACTGATCTTGTAATGTTTTTTTCATTGTTTTTGTTTTAATAAATCTACTGCTTTTTGAATGTATGCTAAAACCATTGAAGATGGTTTATAGATGTCATATGATCCTGGGTTAGCAGCATAATATTCTATGGTTTCGTTTTTTGCGTTTGATATAAGTGGGGATATTTCTTTAATTAAAGTTTCAATTTGTTCAAATTCTTTAACTCTGTCATCTTGAAATTTATCTGCTCCTGTTTTTTCTTTTTCCTCTTCCCACAATTTTTTAATATCGTAAGATTTTGGTTTAATATTCGGAACATTTTTAAATCCCAACTTATAATAATAAATATTCTTAGCTCCTTTAGCGTTTTTATTTTTGTTAAATGCCTTTGGAGTAGCATAGCCTTCTCCTTGCCCAGCAGTAAAAGAAGCACCACCAACATTAGTAGCGCTCATTTCTTTGAGTTTTTTACGAATTATTTCTTTTAACTTATCCATTTACAGCTTCTAGTTCATTAATTAGATCACAATACTGCAACAAATCAACTAAATCATTGTCTGTTATTTTAGCATTTTTTAATGGTGGGTTAATTACAGATATAATTTCGTTAATTTTAATTTGGGTAACTGGGTTTTTTGTTTTCTTGTTTAGATTTTTTAGTTCAGTTTTAATCTCGTTTATTTTGTTTGTATAAAATTCTTTTAAACGAGGTGTATTATCTATTGAATTGATATATTCTTTTAAAATGAGTTTTTGGTTTAAACTCAAATCATCGTATTTGTTATTAAATTTCTCCATTAATATTTTGTATGCAAGAAACTTAACATCTTTATCTGATTTTTCTATTTCCTCTAGTACTTCATCCTTTGCAGCATTTCCTTTGATTTGAGCTGCTGTTAAATGCTCTAAAATAGTTATTTTATTTGAAATAGATTGTTCAGGGTTAGTTGGAGTTGTGGAATGTGTGATTTCTAGCAATGTATAGAAAGCAGCATATACTTTATAATTAGGTAATTTATGATTAAAAAATGTATTTAAATCATAGTGTTTTTGGATTTCACTAATTAGATTGTATTTTTGTCTTTTAAGTACTCCTCTATTTAATGCTTTAGAAGAATCAACTAAAGTAGAAACCACAACATTAGCTTTTGCTTCAGTTAAAGTGGTTTTCTTTAATAAAGTTTCATATAACTTGTACTCACGACCTAATTCCGTTTTAACGAAATACTTTTTAAGTATATCTTTTGCCGGGGAATCCTTACCATCTAGTGTGTCTGTGGTTATTTGACGAACTAAAAGTTCAAAAAGTATACCCGTATTTTTATATTTTGAATGACGAATTAACATATTTTATTTTTTCCAAATGTATTTGTATGCTGTTTTTCTTTTTCCATTAACACATTCTGTTATAGCAGGGATACCATTAGGTTTATTAATAAATATAGCAGCTTCTGTTATAGAGGGAAAAGTTTTAATTAAATTATTATTTAAGTCGTATTGTGTAATAGGTGTTTTTTTTAAAGAAGGTTTTCCTTTTTTTGAATCACTAATTTTTTGTGATCTTTCATTGTTATTTATCAACCATGGGAGAGTTCCTCTTTCTTTTCCTTTTTTACTTTGAGATTGAGATTCACACCATTGTAAAGATTTTTTAATTCCTTTTTTACAACCTGCTTTTCCTTTTAAATATGAATAATCTCTATTATTATGGGATAATTTCATATTATTTTTAGCTTGTTCTGTTTTAGGTTTACTTTTTTTAATTTTAGTTTCAAGGGAATCTTTTCTACCGTATTGACCATCACCTCCATCAGTAAGATTAGTTAATATTCCTTGATTTTTATCTTTTCTACCATATAATGATATGAATTCTTTTTCTTTTTGACAAGCTTCTTCCCAAGTTAAATCATCTAATATTATTTCAATTTTATATTCTTGTTTATATGCTATATCTTTCCAAGAATATGATCTTCCTTTTTTATTATATGCCCTTTTATATTTTTTATCACTCCCAATTCCTATATAAAAAGGAATATTTTCAGAAGTAACATGTCTATAAATATAAGCCATAATGTTTGTTTATTTATAAATATATGAAAATTTGTTACTCTCGTATTTGTGATTCATCTAACAATGAATTTCCTCTAATATCTGATTCAAAAATCATTTGTTTTTTCTGATTTTTAATAGCATTAAAGGCATATGCATTTTTATTTCGTGAATTTTTTGTTTCAAGAGCTAATGGAGAACCGCCTTTATATTGTGGTTTAATTGAATCTGATTCATCGTTGTCTTTGGTTACGCCTGATCTTCCAATTCTATCTTTTCCAAAAGCATTGTCTTGTGTGTTTCTATCTGTTACATTTTCTTTTGGTCTTCCAAGTGGTTCTTTTTCGTCATATCCTTCAGGTACCTCCCCATTTTCGTATCTTTGTCTTCCATATAAAGAAGCTAAATCATGTGGTGTACCGTAAGATTTACCTGTTTCAAGTGGATCATTTCCTTCATTTTCAACTTGAGTTAAACGGAATTTACGTTTAGCATCTTGTAGAATCAAGTCTCTATACTCGTCATATTGATCCTCACTCATATGGAATAATCTTTCATATATAAAATCAGTAGGGAATATTTTAGCTTCAACCATACTATTAGCTAATTCTACTTTTTCCTTCATTAATGCTACTCTTTCTTGATCATATATAATTGAAGGTGTAGTTAATGAAAGTTCAAAATTTGTTAAACTCTCGTCGGTATAACCTTGAGCATATAAATGAACTAATGCTATTTTAGTTAATTCTGAGATGAGAATGCGTTGGATACGCTCAATAGTACGGGCAAAACGAATATCTTCTGCTGCTAATGTTGCTTTACCAGTTAAGTCTTTTTCATATCCCATAAATGCTTTAGGTACTTTTAAAGCAGCAAATAATTTATCTCTTAAATATTCAACATCCTGTATACCATCGTATTGTAAACCACCTAAATTATCTATTTTTGTTGCTTGATCATTACCTCTAACAGGAATATAAAAATCTTCAAGTAAATTTTGCATATTGTACTTCAAGTTATAATCACCTGTTTGTTGATCAATGTATGGAGTACGTTTCATTTTGGAAATTGTTTTCTGCATGAAATTTTCTACTTCAGCTGGTGCAATGTTTCCAACATTAATGTAAAATATACGTTTTTCTGGGGCGCGAACAATTCTATGAATTAACATCGCGTCTTCCATCATTGTATATTGCTTAAATAACTTACGACCTGGTTCTAGATATGATCTACCATAGGGTAAAAAGTTAGTATCCGTTAATAAACGGAAATGAGCCATTTCGTAGTTATCAAAATATATATCTTTAGCTTGACCACCAGCATTTGGTACATTATAATAACCATAATCTGAAGGGGATGAAATACCATCTGGGTCAAATCTAAATCTTACAGACATTGGATGATCTGTATCATATCCATCTTGTCTTTCAATATGGAATGCATTGTATGGAATTACATTATATACACCGAATTTTTCTGCAATCTCTAATTTTAAGAAGAAATCACCATACTTACACATGTTACGAACCCAAGGCCATAAATTAAATTCTACATTTAATACATCGTAAAATAAATTGTATAGGATTCTTTGAATATCTTCGTCAGATGATTTAATCTGTAATACCTCACCCATATCATTACGTAAAGTACTCTCGTCAGCTATAATATCTAAAGCAGAGGCAACAATTGCATCTGTATCCATTGCATCATATTCTGAGTATAGGGTAGGTCTAAGTGTTTGGTAGTTAAAACTACTTTGATATCCATAAATTGATGAATGGGAATTTGTCCATACTCTATTAAATCTATCTACTAGAGCATTTGTTTCATATTCACCTGATATTTGGATTTTATTTATATCAACTACTTTAAGTTGGTTTCCTCCATCATTACGAATGATTACGTCTGTTGAAAATAGTCGTTTTAATCTTGAAAATAATCTAGTATCTGCCATATAATTTTATATTAACCATGAGATATCCTCTTGATCATTTGAATAAGGATTATCTATTTTGAATGGGTTATTGTTATGTTTGTTTGGTTGTTGAGATGAATATCCTCCAGAATACCCATGATGATTAGTACTTATACCATTAAGCATACTTTTGGTCATCTCCATACCATTTTGTCTTAATTTAAATGCTGTTTCTCGTAAAAATGCTGCAATAGAAAATCCCATAATTAAATCATCATTGTAACCAGGTTGTGCTTCTGGTCTACCATTTCTCCATATAAATACTTTCATTTCCTCCATTAGTCTAGCAGACTGAATAATTGCACCTCTATCTCTAACAGCTTCTTGGAATTTTCCAATTGATATTGGACGTGTAGCAGAAGACATTGTAAAACCTGGTGTCATTTTACTATGGTCCATATATGGGTCAAAATAGCTATCCACTGTTAAAGCATTTCCTTTAGGTGAAAAATACAAATTATGATACCCTCTATCAAGGATAGTTTGAATAGTTGACCAAGCTATACTAGAATTTTCTGGGGCTAGTAGGGCATTATTGTATTCTGTTGCTATTGCTACAAGTAAGTAACCAAAATCTTTTGTACCAATTTGTCCTTTATATTCACCTACTTGTTTATATGTTTCGATATCAATTATATGAAACGTAGAATAATCGGCTCCATCACCTCTAGCAACATCCGCTGTAATTAAGTAGTTACGTGAGTAATCCGCTGGTTCCCAAATCCATAAATTTTGGTCAACTCCACGTTTTTCAAGTGGTTCTCTTATATATGTTTTTTCGTAAAAATCTATTTCATCTGCTAGAAATACTGTATCACCAGAGGTACTAAAATCACAGTCACATTCTTGTGCTGCCATTTTAGGTCCCAAATCAGCATCTTGCTGATCTCTCCACGATTGATCTCTTTCAGGATGTACACTCCAAGGTAAACGAATAGGTAAAAAACTATTTTCACCCATTTCGGAAGCAACCCATGTTTTATGAAACCAGTTACCTGTACCATAAGGTGTAGATAAAGCAATACATCCACCACCAGTAGCTAAGGTTTGTTGAGCTGAGGCCCATATCTCACCTATGTTGTTAATGAATGCTGCCTCATCTATTATTAGTAAAGAAACTGCTTCTGAACGACCGGCATCACTGGATGCTGAAGTGGCTTTAATTTGGGAGCCATTTGGTAGTCGTAATGTTAATTTATTAGCTTCGTCTGGTTTGGATGGAAACTTAAGCCATGAAGGTAAGTTTTCATACATAAACTTAACCTTTGTAACCATATTTTTTGCAGTATCCTGTTTTGTTGCAATACAAAGTACATTCTTGTCTTGATGAAACATCATTAACCACAAAGAATATCCTGCAGATAATGTTGATATACCTAACTGTCTGGATTTCAAAACAATTGAGTATGGGTTTTCTTGGAATAAAGTTAAAACACGCTCTTGAAATGGATATAGGTTAAATTGAATACGTCCGCGTTTTGGATGCTGGATATAGCAATATTTTTTCATAAAATATGCCGGGGATGCAGCGCATTTAATATATTCTTCTCGTATTGCTTGTTTTAAATCAGACATAGTTATTTAACTAATGCAAATGTAAGAAAAGAAATTAATACTCCCACGAATCCTCCTCCAAGCCATTTAATACCTTCTCTAAGATTTTTATTTTCTGTGGTTAGTTTTTCAATATCTTTTTCTAGACCTTTATTTACTACTGATTGGGTTTCTTTTATTTCAGCGTATTTTTGAATTTGGGTAATGTAATTGGTATCTTTTTTTATATAAACTCTTATAGTACTATCTTTTTCAACTATAGTTTCGTTTAGTTGTTTTACAAGCTTTTGAGTTTTTTCCAGTTCAGCTTTTGCTGAATCACCTTTAACTAAATCTGCAGCTATTTTTTGAGCGGTTTTATGGTCAAAACAGATCTTATTTATATCGCTTTGAGAAAAAATCGTCAAGTTGCTGTGGAGTATAATTAAGAATATCCCTAATTTTTTTACCATAATATTCACGTACATCTGCTATTTCTTTGTTTGTGTTGTTTATCTCGTTATTTAATGAATCTATTTTGTTTTGGTGGTAAAATATAGATTTATCTAATTGGAGTTGTTCTTTTTGTAATTCTGTTATTACACGAGCTAAACTATCGATTTGTTGTTTTTGTTTATCGTATTTAGATAAATCAACATTAGATGGTTTAAATAGTATCCATAATAGGAGTAAAATGATCGCACCCAAAATTAGGTGCGATACATTTAAAGTTATGGATTTATCTTTTATCATTATTCTACATCTCTACCAGCTGCTCGTTTCAAATCATCAAGCATTGATTTTGAAAATTTAAATTTATCTTTTGCTAATTTTAATATTCCGTCAATTTTAGCTTTATCTTCTTTATTTTTCTTAACAGATGCTAAAAATTGATTAAATTTTATTTTCTTTTCTTCAGGTGTAGAACCTAATTCTTTTGCTGTTTCGTCTTTTTCTAATTCTTTAGCTGAAGGTCCTTCTTCATCGTCTGATTTAGTTTCTTTAGCTTTAGGTTCAGATTTAGGTGCTGCTTCTTTTTTTTCTTTTTTAGGTGCTTCTGGTTTTTCTTCAGATGCTTTTCTACCGCGTTGACCTTTTTCTGTACCTAATACTTGAGCGGCAGCGTCTTTTTCAATTGTGTTAGTTGCAATATCGTCTTTAAATTTATCTCCTGCTTTTTCAGCATCAAGCATAACTTTAGTTAATAAATCTTGCAAATTAATATCGTGTTCTGCTTTAAGTTCTTTTTTAAGTGCAGATACATATCCTTTTAATCTTGCATTTTTACCTTCACCTGAAAATACTGGGTTTTGTTTTAATTTGTCGATGGTTGCTTTTTCAGCTGCTTTAACTGCTTCTAACTCGCCTGTTTTACCTTGTTTTTCCAATTGAGTTTTTAATTGTACCATACTAGCCATTTCCGCTAATTGTTCAATTTCATTTAATTGAGTTTCAGCAACACCAGTTTTTTGCAATTCAGCTTTTTTCTTTTGTAAAGCTTTAATTTCTAAATCAGTAGCTTTAAGGGCTGCCATTTGGGCTGCTTTATCTTCAGCATCACCTTCTCTTAACGCAAAAGCAATTTCTTCACGTACTATTTCGAGTAAACGAGTTTTTTTCATTTTAATATAGTTTATTTATAAATATTATGAAAATAGCGTTTGTTTAACTTTCTGTATTCTTTCCTCAACACTACCCGTTAAAACTGTAAAGTTTTTAGTTTTATGAGGGTATTTTCTTAATATTTTTTGAATTTCAAAATCAACTTCATCTCTATACTTAGCATCTGTTGTTCTAACACCATTATCCTCTATTTCAACTCCCTCAGGTGATATGTAAAATATGTAATCATATTCATTAATTAAGTGGGAAGCTGCTTGGTTAATCTCGTCACCTATATAGTACGGAATTGAATTAGCTAAACGTGTAAAAGCCATTACATCTATAACTGTGCGGTCTGTTATAACTTTTTCCATAAGTAATTCAGAGGCACGTTCAGCTAAAAATACAAATTGACCTTTTATTGTTGAGTCAGTATTTAATGGTATACCTAAATCACGTAAATATTTTGAACGTTCTGTTGCAAAATAATATTCTTTAAATTCTGGTAATTCTTTTAATGCATTAACTAATGTAGTTTTACCTACAGACATTGTTCCTGTAAATCCTATTTTCATAACTTTATTTTACTTTTAATGATTTATTAAACTTTTTAAAACATATATAAGATCTTTAGCTTCATCTTTTAATACTTTTAAATATTTTGAAGCATTTTCTCCTTCATATTCCCCTATACTAGAAATATTTTTAATTAAAACATGACATGCTTCTTTTATATCTAAAAAATCACTGTCTAAATTATTCCAATTAATTTGGGTTAATAAAGATTCTATAGTTTTAATATAATTAGAAGCTAATACTTCAGCAAGTAATTTAGATATTCTTTCCATTTTTTTTCAATATTTTTTTAGCTTTTTCAATAGCTTGGCGAATAAATAAAATATCTTGATCAATCTGTTTTACTTCAGATTCTGTTAATTGTTTTTTCTTCTTTTTCATTTTAATTAGTTTTTAAGTAATGACTCTGATATTAGAATACCATGGGCTCCACTAACACTAATTCCTCTTGCACTTAAAGCATCCCCAGCAAAGTGAACATTTGGATAATCCACCAAAGATAAATCGGAATAGTTTACTAACGGCTCTGCAGAGAGATATTTAACTTCTGGTATGTAAATCCCCCAATCATCTTTTAATGTTGGGAATACTTTTTTCATATCTTCAATAAAATCTTCTACATATTGAAAGTAACCACCCATTACCTCTCTTACACCATCTAAAAATTCAATTTGATATGATGTTACATTATTACCCTCTGATGTTTGGGATGGAACACGAGTTGGGCTATAATATAAACCAGTTCCATTAAATTGTAATTTATTTACTACATTACGTGACCAAGTGAATGGATCTTCAATACCATTAATTTCCATTAAAATACCAAAGTTAGTCATATTATTTCTATATGCTTCGTCTTTTTTAGCGTGACCATTATAGCTGTGGTCTCCATATGTTTCCTCTACAGCAACATAAGCGGCATTATTGTTTGTACAGAATGAACGTAACGAAACACCTTTATCGTCAAATTTTCTATATAACTTAAAGTCATATGAAATGTCGATTAGTTTTTGAAAATGTTCTTGTGGTGCTTCAAATCGAACTCCAATTTGCACTGATTTAGGTTCATCTGGTAGGTTATATTCTTGGGCTAATTCTTGGGCGAAATCAATACCTGATTTTCCTACTGCAAAGATGAGTTCATCATATGAAATAGGGTCAAATTTGTCCATTCTTACAAAGTCAAAAAAGAAATCAATTTCAGTTACTTTAGTTTCCCATTTAAAATTAACACCTTTAGACACTAAATAATCGTACCAATTTTTAGCAATTTCAGATAGATAATCTGTTCCAACGTGCCATACAGGAAATAAACGTAAACCAAAGTATGGTTTAATAAATTCAGGTTCAGATTCAGGATTTGAACATTGTACTTCCTCTGGTTTAGGGTGGAAACGTTTAAAATTAGTAATCACTTGATCCATTAATTCCATTGCTTTTTCCTCACCACAATATTTTGATAATTGACCTCCAATTGCTGTGTGGTAAGTTAATTTACCATCACTCCAACCTCCAGCCCCTAAAAATCCTGTCATTACCTCTTCAGGTTTTCTACTATATGGATCTTTACCCATATCAATTATGGTAATTAATTCTCCCGGATATCCATTATCCACTAATTTAGTTGCAGCATTTACACCTGCTACACCTGCTCCTACTATTACTATTCGTTTTTCCATTATTTATTTTAATAATTTAAATATACAAAAAAAAGTAGCCCAATCCAAAGATCGGGCTACAACTCCAAAAATATTTTTTAATCAACTAGGCTATGAATCTGTCTATATGTTAATCTGTTGTTCCAGGTGTTAAACGTGGATCAGCAGCTGGTGAATCAGTTGGAATGCTTGGAAAATTTTTTCCAATTCCTTTTGCAACAAGTAAATTCAATTGTTGAGCTTCATCTGCTGAAAGGTTGTTAATCATAGAATTTAATGCTGTATCTCCGGCTTCTTTAATTTGGTTTAAAGCACCACGAATTAGGGCTATTTGTTGAGGATCTCTTTCTTCAGATAACACTTTAAGTATTTCTTCTTTGATGAGAGACCACATTGCATTTTTTAATTTTGGATCTGATTTTTTCATAATTTGTATATTTTTAATTTTAATGTTCCTGTTCCTTTTATCACACGATGCCACTCATGTCTTGGTATAAATATATGTTCTTTTAGTGAGGTAGGCAAACAATTATCTAATTGAATTTGCCAATCTGTATCTTCTAGTATTTCAAGGGTTCTATCTTCATTATCGCGGTGCCATAACAGTTCAATTGGGTCTATATTTTCGTTAAATTCACGAATAATATATTTGTCTGTAACTTCTATGTCTGTGTATGGGGTCAAGAAGTAAATTTATTTAAATGGTCAAATACAATATAAGTACATCTTTCTAAAACCTCACTAAATAATTCTTCATTATTGTCGTCTAATTTTGTAAATTTAACTTTTTTCCACCAATTTTTTTCTTTAAAATTGATTTTTTTATTTTCCATTAATGTAATTAAAAGTCTAGTTAAATGTAAACATTCATGGGGAACTATACGTTCTTGAGTTAAATTTGATATTCTATCTAAATTAAAAAATATAAATAATTTACTATCATATACATTAGTTAATCCAGCAATAAAAGCATCTTTTTTTTCGTTTTTATGTTTTTCCAGAAATTTAATACAATCTTCTTTTTTTAAACCAGCAATTTCATCTGTTTGGAATGCTTCAAATATAGATAAACTGTTTTTTCCTAAAATTAATTGAAATGGTTTTAATGTAATTTTTTTACCATCAAAAGTAGTAAATGGCTTTATAGTAATTGTTTTATGAACTACTACATCTTTACCTTTTTTTAAATTTTCAGAGGAAAAAATTTTTTCTTCTAAAATTAATTTTTTAGATAAAATGCTTTCATTTAATATGTCTATAAGTTTGATCATTTTTCTTTAGGTAAAAACCAATTTGAACACCATTTTGAAGGGTCTTTAATTTGATTTCCTTCATTATCTACTAGTTCAGCCGTTCCCATATGTTCTTGATAATATGAATTACCACACATATGCTTTTCATCTTCTACATAGTAAAATTTACAAACATGACAACCAAATCCTACAGGTGAATACATGTATGGAGGTGATTGCTCTGATTGGTTTGCTTCTTTAAGTAAATCAGTTAGTTTAATCATCTTGTTTATTGATTTCTTTACCTGCTTTTACAGCTGATTTATATGCTTTTGAGCCTTTTGAAGATGGTTTTTCTCCACGTTCGCGTTTAGCACGTATGTTAGCCCATAAACCAGGGCGTTCTTTAAGTACTTCTTGTATAATTTTTTCTAGTCTATTCATCACCTAATACATATTTAACTTTATATTGCTTGTTACATATTGTATTTGCTTTTCCTATCAAATGACATCTTACTGTTTCATGATGGATGTTTAAATCTGAAGCTAGGTCATAGTAACTATTATATTGTTGGATAAATTCTCCATTTGTATTGTATAAAGCTACAGATTTTCCTTTACCTTTATTTGGGCTAGTTCTACCTTTATGGGCTTCAGATACTCCCGGTTTAGGCCCATCGGGTTTACCTTTTTTAGAGGTTGTGGATCCTTTCTTAGCTTTAGATATTTTATCACATCTCTCTTTTGTAAATTTTTTCCCAGTTAGTTTTTCACTAACAGTGAGTTTGGTTTCTTCTTTATGAAGATCATTTCCTCTAGCATCGTTAGTTAAATTATAGAACATCGGATTGGTAGCTGCCTCAAAGTGTTCTAACCATTGGGATTCTATTTCACGAGCATTTCCCTCACCTTGCCAAATTATATCTCTTGTAAAATTATTTTTACCGTATTTTTTTAGAGCATCTTTTATTACTCTACCACTACCATAATAATTTTCATCTATTTGAGATTTTCTAGAAGAACCAATATACTTTTTTCCATTTATAATATTGGTTATAAGATAAACATAAGCCATTTTATTATAAATATTGGTAGGGCCGATTTCCTACCAAAAACCGCTAAAGTTTTTTGAACCTCCTAATTGTTTCCAATAACGACCGATTCTACATGACCAATATCGCGCTTTCGTACGATCAGTAGCTTGAGCACATTTATGTCGTTTAGCAAAAGCTTGTCTAGCTTTAGGATCATTAATTTTTACAGATAGGCCTGTTGTATCTCCAAAAGATACTTTTTTAATTTTACCTTTATTTCTAACGTAAACGTAGAATTTTTTAGATCCACCACGTTTTGGTTTTCCAATTGGTGGAGTTTTCTTTTTATCAACTTCGTTTAATGATCCATAATAACGATGTCTTTTAGTATATGTATTTGATTTTGGATTCCAATACACTGCCCAAGTTTCATTTTCACCTTCGGGTGTTGTATCAAAAACATATCCACTTAATCTTTCATCATCTCCAGGTTTTGTTTCATCAGGAGTATATTGAGTAGGGCGTTCTGGTTCTCTAGTAGTTCTATGGAGTGCGCTATATTCTCCTGTTTTAAGGTTTTTATAAACAGTCCATTGTTCTGTTTCTTTATTTGGGCCTGTTTCTCTAGAGATATAAGCATCTGGTTCTTCATCCTCTGTTGGGGCTCTTTCATCAGAATAATATCTTTCTTCCTCTAACATAGGTAAATCTAAAGGTACTTTTTTACCTTCATACATTCCATATTCACCTAAATTAGTTTCAAGTAAAATTTCTTTATCGTCATCATTCACATGAATAATTTCACGTAAATATAAATAACGAGCTTCCGACCATAAATTAAGAAATGATTTAGAACCATATCGGAACGTGTTTTCGGTGAGTGGGAGTTTATTATCCACGTGATATCGCAGATTTTCCGACAATATATCTTTTTTAACTAAACTCTCATTTAGTACTACACCAGTATTACCTACATTGTCACAATCGTGACATCCACAATTGCAAGAATCTTTTTTAGGTGGAGTAGATAGTACTTCTTTTATAAGTTGTCTTAAGCGTTCCATTTTATCCAAATATTTTTCCGAAATCTAAATATATAGCACTTTGTTTAGCAGCAAAATTATCTAATAAATTTTCGTTATTTTCTATTTTCTCAAAATCTATTTTGAAAAATTTAATACTACCATTTTTTAATACATTAGCTAAATACCCACCATTTCCTGGTTTTCTGCTTAGTTTAGATTCAACCATTTTATATGCCATAGCTTGGGCACCTTCTTTTGCTTCAGTTGGATTACCTAATTGATTGTTTACTACATCTATATTTTGTTTAATAGTAGCAAATACATTATATTGGGAAGCTAATCTTTCTAAATCAGGAATACGTTCAAGTTCAAGTACTTGCTCAAATGCTGGGAGTAGATCTGTTCCTTTAAAATTGGTTGGGTTAATAGCGGGTCCTTCTTTTTTGGCACCTAGGGCTTCACTTAATGCTTTAATACCAAATATAATACTTAATAATTGAAGATTATCTCTATCTGTTCCAAAACGACCTAGACCAATTTTTCCAGTATGGGATTTATATGCTTTAACTTCAACACCTTTTCCACCAATAAATAAATCTGGGTCATCGCCAGATCTACCTATTTTAACTTCAGTTCCTGAATATTGGTAGAGCCAATAAAGAGCGACTTCACCATTTCCAACACCTTTAGTTTCGCCTTCTTCTTCACCTTTTTTAGGTGGGGCTACATTATACAATTTATCAAATTCACTTTTATCTTCGGAACTTACTTGTTCCATAAAAGTTCCTTCTTTCATTGTATATTTTCCTCTAGGTTTAGGTATAGGTTCACCTTCTTTTAATCCTAGAGCTTTTCGAATTACACCATTATATATTTCTTCTTCTGTACCTTCATTAATAGATGTTGATTTTGGTTGTAAAGTAGCTTCATTTATTAGTTTATGAAGCAATTCAACATCTTTAGGATCCTTCATATCAGGATATCCTTTAGGAAACTTATAAGCTATACTATGTAAAAATTGTTCTAAAATATCCATTATGCCTCTGGTGTTTCTTCTGCTGGTGGGGTTTCAGCTGGGGCTTCTTCTGTTGGTGGGGTTTCACCTCCTAGTTCAGCTTCTGCTTCTCCTCCTGCTGTTTCTTCTTCTTTTGTTCCGTATCTTAATATACGAGCAATAGCTTGTGCTGCTCTTTCTTCCTCGGGTAAATTAAGTAAATAATATTTTTTTCCTTCAACTTGAGCTATCCAACTACGTGTACCATAAATTAAATAAAATTCTTGTCCATTTTTTAAATTAATACGAAAAGTGGTAGGACGAGGTGATACCCAATCAATTGAATCTAGAAAATTATCGTATTCATTTGTCAATAAATCAACTATAACTTTTTTAAGTTCAGGGAATTTAGTTAGCTCATCGTATTGAGCAGCTTCTTCAGGTGTTATCTTATTTACAGTATACACCTGTTTAACTAAACCTCTGATTCTATTTTTAAGTTGATCGCGAGTCATTATTTTTTATTGTTAAGTTTAGCTAAAATAGCTTCTTTAATTTTTGCTTTCATAGCCTGTGAAGTAGCAATTTTACCTGCTTTCTCATTAGACATACCTTGAGCTTTTAATGCATCATATATTTCACCACGTTTTTTGATTTGTTTTTTAGACATTTCATCAATAGACACAGTATCTACCATAGCATCAATTTGAGGTTCTTTTAATTCAAATTCAAGATAATTTTTTGCACTACCTAACATAGTACATGCTTTTGTAATTTTGGATTGCCACCAAGCTGGTAGATCAACTTCTTGTTCTGATTTATCAAATGGTTTTAGTAGATTATATAATGCAAGAGCATTTTGAGCAATTTTATAAAGTTCACCTTTAATCATGTGTGGTTCATCATCTTGATGGCCTAGATCTAGATCTTCTGAAATGGGCTCATCTGCAATTAATTCTTCCTCTGATTCGTATTCATCAATTACACCTTTACCTTTTAAAATATCAGCTTGAGTTACTTTACCATCACCTGTTAAATCAGGGAAAGATTTTTTCTTTTCATCTAGCGGTTTAGATAAAGCCGCTTGAATCATTTCTTTTAGTTTTTGTTCTTGATCCATTGGTTCTTCAGTTGGTTGCTCTTCTGTAGGTGCTTCTTCAGGTTGTTCAGCTTTTTTCTTTACTTGATTAACAGCAATTCCATAAGCATATAATTCACCATCAGCTCCTTTAGTACTATATAATTTATCTAAACGAGTATTGATAATTGATTTAAATTTATCTAATATCTCTTGAGATTGTTCGGCAGTTGGGATAAAACCCTCATTTAAAGAACCAAAAGATCCAACGGGAGTTCCGTTGGATGTTTTGTTAATTGTTTTTTTGGCTCTTTTTTTTTGCATTTTATGCCTCTTTGTCTTCTGCAGTTGAAGTTTTCTTGAATTCAGCTGCTAGTTTTTTAATTGTGTTAGCTGCACTACGTGCTCTACCACGAGCTGCTTTTGAAGATTTAGCATGGTTTGCCTCTAAATCAGCTACAGCAACTTTGATTGCTTCTAAAATTTCAGTTGTGTTCATAGATTTTATTTTATATAGATTTAATTAATTACTTATTCCCCTCCACCAATGTATTCGCTAACGAAAAATTTAAGTGTGTTTCCTACTTGTGTTTCAAGTTTTTCATTATTCATACCTTTTGCAATTTTAAAGGCAGACATTAAGTGATCCATAAGTTCACCTTCAGTTCCCTCCATATCAGCAGCTACATCTTCTAAACCACCACCAGCGGCAGGTGCTTCTTCAGCAGGAGCGTCTTCTGCAGGTATTTCTTCAGTTGTGTCAGTTGTTTCAACATCAGTTGTTTCAACATCTTCTACTTCCTCGTCTTTTTTCTTTTTAGCTTCATCTAGATCTTCTTCTCCACCTAATTCAGCTAAAATCATTTCACGAATTTTACCACGAAGATCTCCTTCACTTAAATTTTCTTTTTTTAATATTGGGTTTAAATTCTCAATAGCTTTACTTTCTTTTAAGAATTTTTTTAAATCAAAATTGTCCATTTTTATTTGTTATTTGGGTATAAATATTCGGAAAGTAATGTTCCTATCACTCCTACTTTTTGTCTTATAAAAATCCATTCAGGAGTTATAATATTATGTTCATCAATAAATGAAATTCCCATCACACCTATTAAATGATTATTTAAATCATATAATCCAACCATACATAATGATTTTGTTTTAAATTGTGATGTTAATACATCAACACCAAATGTATTTTCTTCAATTTCTACATTTAAAATCTCAAGTTCTCCATTTTGATGGACTTGAGATAATGCTTTACCAAATAAAGATACTGGAATGTTTTGGAAGGTGGTTTGTAGTGGGGGGAGTACAGGGTTGTATTTTTCGTAAAACATAGAAAATTTCTGGATTGATTTTCCTGTTGGGTAAAAATGTCCACCGTTATGAAATTGGGCTATCCAAACTCGATCACAATTTAATTCTTGCATTATGTCCTCTAATTGATGATCAATTAAAGCACTTGCTTCTAGAGCTTCTGTCATTAAAGCACCTTTTTGGGATTTTTCCATTTTTAATTTGAACCAGTTAACTATGATGGGTCCTACAACAGCTGTGATTAACGCTACTAATACAGTTGTTAACATTGCAAAAGTTTCCATTATTTTTTTAAAGAATTTAAGTGTTTAACCATCTCATCTAAAGCGTTTTGAGCACGCTCTTTATCTATTCCACCAACCCATTTTTGAATTTCACCATTTTCAGAGACATAATTTTGATTTCCTTCTGAAAGGGTAGTTTCAAAATAACTTTTATATTCTTCTATTTGTTTATCTATTTCAGCATTAAATGTAGAATTAATATAGTCTTGCCATTTACCTTCTACTTTAAGTTTAGTTTCAAATTTTGATCTACAATCTAGGCAATGCCCGTATGACTTGAAATAAAATGGATCTAATTGTTTATCCATTATTTGTTTACAATCAGGACAAAATAAAGGAACTGCTGCTTTTTTAAATTTATCTAATTTAGTAATATTTTCTTTAATACCATCTCTAATGGTCCAGGTTTTTCCACCTTGTTCCCAAATATCACCTTCTTTGTGTTCTTCTTGAGTTTCACCGTTATAACCAATTCCAACTGTAGTTCTATCACCATGTTTACCTTTGACTAGGTTACGGAGACGTTCTACATCTCGTTTTTGAAATTGTTTCTTTAAAACGTTATCTGACATATTTTTTTAATTGGTCAATGGTATTTGCTGCTGAGGTATGTAGGATTCCTATTCCTCCGGCTTCATTCCATCTATTAATTGTATCTTCTCTATCGTCTATAAGTATACGATTTTTTGCTGAGAGTTCTTGTTTAAATCTAGCAGGTTTAAAGTAAATATTTTTCATTCCATCTAAGCGTTGAACCCACTCACGTTTTCCTTGTTTAGAACCAGGATCAATTGAAGGTGCAGTTAGAATATATGGGTTATATTGTTTAATATAATCCCAAAGTATTTGACCATCAGACATCCATGGTAAATTAACCCAATAATCGTATTCTGTTAATCCTTTTTCTTCTAGACTTTTCTTTAATAAATTCCAAAACCCGTCTTTACCTTGTTCATTAGCGTGTTGAGTAGATTTGCCAGTTAGTTCTTCATATCCTTTATCAAAATCAACTAATACACCATCCATATCACAAAAAATGATATATTTTGGTTTAATAGCTTCGTATAAATCTAGTAAATTGGGAGTTTTTTTCATTTTAAAGTTTATATAAATCTACAACAAGTCTTTTACTTTTTCAAGTAATTTTTTAATTAAAATTAACTCCATTCAGTAATAGTATCTGTCCAATTTCTAAACATCATATTACCTTTTTCATATGCTTCACGTTCGATTTCAGGTAAATCACCTTCCTCGTTTGTGTTTTGGGTTGTAATATTTTGTAATTTACCATTACAGTTTTGTTCGTGGTGAATCATTTCATGTGCAAATGAACGCATTATATCTTTTGGATGGCGATCCATTGTGTAAAGTACAATTGATTTTTCATTTGGATTATAATATGCTGTTTTACCAAAGAAATCTCTAGCATTTTCAACATCATCTTCTATAAATTTTACTTTAGGTAAAGGTCGAATATTCATTCCTTTACTTAACATGTATTGAATTAAAGAAGATAACATTGTAGGATAACTGAATTTGCTAGGTTCAGCATACATGATTTCTTTGATGGGAGTTTTGGTTAATATAGACCAAATCTTGTCTCTATCTTCATCAGACAATTCAGTAGGTAAATAACGTTGAAACGATTCATATTCACCATTTAAAACAGCTAATCTAGCGTTTGTGCCGCTTATGCGATCTCCTTCTTCTTCGCTTTTAATTACAATAGGTTCAAAGTTATCGTATTTTCCTTTTAAACTGTCAAAGCGTTTCAAATCACCCATGTCTTCCTCTCCTCTAATTCCTACTACAGGAAAGTAAAAACTTGTTGGGTCATTTTTAATAATTGAGCTTACATCTGTTATAGGGGATGGTTTTTGAGAAATTTGGATTTCAACATTAGATGGTAAATACTTTTTGTAAATATCCCATATTTGTTCACTTTCCTCTTTTGTAATTCCATCTCTATCTTTATGTCCTATTAAAACAAGAGCTTTTGATATCTCAGGACGTTTTGCAATCTCGCTAACTAAATAAAAATGACCTAATGTGGGTGGTTTAAAACCACCAGGAATTAAAGCAATACCTTGTTTGGTTTCCTCTAATATGGGCTGTATGATTGATTTAACTAGTGAATTCATTTACTTTATTTTTTGCTATATCAAACGTATCAAATTCACGTTCTATATCTAAAAGTATTTTTATTTCTTGGTTTGTTTTTTCTTTTTCAGCTTTTGACTTTGCTAATTCCTCAGGTGATTTTAATTTTCCTACTGGTTGGGGAAATAATCGTTGGATTTTTTCAGGGTTAAAAGAAGTATCAACTTCATATCCTGGGGGGTCATTATTTATTATAATAATATTGTTTTCAAATGATTGTCTGTAGGTATCAATATTTTTTACTACACCTTCCCAACTTTTTAATACAGCACTTGTAGGTAAACTTCTACCACGTTGAGCGTTACGTTTTAAAGATGTCATAGGTGATACATAAATTAATATCATGAATGTATCGTATCCCATCGCCTCTAAATCTTCTTTCTTTTTAAGTAGTGGCCTTGAAGCAGCACCTGTACCATCAATTATGATGTTTTCTAAATTGGATAAAGCTTGGGTTTCTTTCTCTTTAGTTACTGCTCTAGCTTTTCCCATCAATTTAGCGGCAGTTGATAGTTCTTCAGGTGACATTGAGGCAAAATCTTCTTTACCTAATTCTGTTTTTAAAAGTTCTTCATAAACATCATCTACGTTTATTACTTTAAATTTTTGAAGACCTAATTGATTAAGTATAGTTGTTTTACCAGATCCAGCAGGCCCAGCCATAAAAATAGCTTTAGGTTTTGCTTGAACCTCTTTAAGTAATTGAACCAGACTTATCATACTTATACATATTACAAGTTTCGTTTAGCTACTGTTCTAAATTCAGTAAATACTGGGGAATGTGTTGGATTTTCTAGGTCAAATAAACGTTTTACTGTTTTAAAAATATCAATATTTTCCTCAAACGAACGAGTAGATTCAACTACTTCCCATCCTTTACCTTGCATTTTATCTTTTTTAGCTCCACGTTTTGAAGATTTTAACCATAAAATACCATAATGATCTATTTTTCTACCAAAACATTCTTCATAACATTGACCATAAACTGCAGTTTGGAGTTCATATGTTGTTTGTAGTTGATTAGATGTTTTTAAATCTAATAACCATAATTCACCATTAATTTCTACAATCAAGTCACACGTACCAGCTACTTTTAATACATCTGAAAATAAATGGACTTCGGTTTCAATTAATGTGGGTTTAATGGTTTCCCAAAATTCAACAAAACGTAAAAACATTTGCCAAACATCTGGATTATATTGGGGGCGACCTTTATCATCTAAAAATCTTAATTCTTCTCCATTTAAATAAGCTTCACATAACTCATGAACTTGAGTACCTTCTTCAGCTGCTTTTTTAACAATGTAATCAGATGCAAAACCAACTTGTTTAAGCCAATTTTCAAAGAATTTACCTTTTGGGTAATATCCCAAAACATATGTTACAGATGGATAATATTTTCCATTTCTTCTATAATAACGGGAATCAGGTAAGGTTATTTGTTGAGCGTCATCTGAAATTTCTAAAATTCGATCATAGGATTTTTTAATATTCCTTTTTTTCATATAGTTAAAAGTTTTTTCTCCATTAAATTATATTGGGTTAATGGGGAAACTGTTTGTACAAGTTTTGTGAAATTTTCAAAACCCATTTCACTTGGGTCTTTTCCTTGCATCTCTACAAGATAAACTTCTTTTCCAATATCTAAAAGTTGCTCGCAAAAACCAAGGGCTTGTTTTAGAGCATCTGTGTCTAGGGCAATATAGATTTTTTGTACCTTAGAGGTAACAATTTTTTTCATTAAGTTAGATTGGATATTTTTTCCAAATAATGGAATAGCATTTCGTTTTATTGCTATTGCATCAAATGGGCCCTCACATAGTATAATTGGTAAATCCCAATTAATAAACAACTCAAACGGTATTATATCGCGAGACGTTTCTGGATTGCGGTATTTAGTGAATGGGTCTTTCTCGAATGATCTCGCGGTGAAATAATTTAATTTACCGTTGTTATCATATGATGGGATAACAATCATATTATTATATGGGCCTGAGTCGCAATAACCTATATTATATTTTAAAATATCTTGGTTAGATATATTTCTTTTTTTAAGATATACTAGAGCATGTCTTGCTGTAAGGTCTTTATTATGGATAAAGGTTTTAAATTCTTTGGGAAGTTCTAAAATAGAGTGAACTATTTCTGTGTCTTCAATGGTAACGTTTTTTACTAGTTTTCCAAGTTCTTGAAAATATGTAGCATCAACTTGAACTTGTTTAAATAAACTTTTAATTGTTTTACCTCTTTTACCACAAACCCAACATTGCCAAGGGTTATTTCCTTGATTATTTTCAGTAAAATTAACTTCAAGTTTTGGTTTATGGTGATGGCAAAAAGGGCATGTGTATGCTTGATTACCACGAGCGGTACGTTTTCCTGTTCCTAAAACAGAGTTTACTAAATTAACTAGTAATTCATTTACCATGAATATAAGATACAACTTTATTTTTGGGTAACAAAGTCTTTTGCAAAAAATTTACCTAAAATATTAGTATTAAGCCATTCATTTGATTCTAAAACACCTAATTGAAATTGATATTTACATTCAAAATAGGTAAGTAGTTTTTTATTAGGTACAAAATGAATTATTTCACGTGTGAATTCTTCTTGTTTTCCTTCTTTTATTTTTTGTTTGATGAATTCTTCTGAACCATAATAGGTTTTCCAGTCAGATTCTTTTTGGATTGTTTGTGTAGTTGATTTACGTCCTCTACCGGTTTGTTCAGCTAATTCTTTTTTGGTTAGTTTTTTCTTTACATTATGGTATAAAGATTTTTTACCTAAATACTTTTTTCCTGTTGGGATATGGGTTGTAATATATATAAAACCATAAGAACCTTCAAGTATATCGCTTATTGCAGATATTACTTTCTTTTGATATAACCACATTTAAATTTAAAATATTTTAACTCTAATATTGTAATTTGATCCACCACCGAATAAACCTAAAGGTGTAACTGTAATACTATTTAAAGATGCTATTTGATAAGTATAATCTACTCCTTGAGAATAAATGTTGTATGGATATGATGGAGGAAAACTAATAAGATCTCCTATAATTACATCAACAAAAAAACTATTTAAATTGTGAGTAATAGTAAATGGAGTTGCTGTGTTTATAATTCGTTGTTCACCGTACATACGATCATCAAATAATGATGATGAATTAAATGAAGATATTTGACCTGTTGAATTATTGTAAAATAATAATTTAGAGGTAGAAGAATCTGTTAAGTTTATTATTGATAAAGAACCAGTAATAATTACACTTTGACTAAGAGGTGTTACAAATGATGATGTAGTAGCTCTTGATGCACTTAAAGCATAAGATGAACTTAAAGCATAAGATGAACTTAAAGCATATGAAGCACTTGTTGCAAATGATGATGAGATAGCATGAGAAGAACTAATAGCGTATGATGCAGTTAAAGGATTTACTAAACCTGGTTCTCCATTTATAGGACCAGTCATATTAAATGAGCCTGAAAGGGTGATGTCGTATGCTTCTGTTCCTGTAAAAGCATCAATAGATTGAGTTATATGATATGCCTCAACTGTGTTTCCTGTTTCAATTCCTACTTGAGTAAGTGTATTTGCCATTTTGTATAAATATTATAAATCCAAATTAACTAATATTGTTGTATCAGTAACTTGTGAAATTGGTAAAGGTTGAGCTAACTTAGCAACAGCTATAAGTTCTTTATTATTATTATATAAACCTATAGTTGTTACATATGGTGTAAAATATGAACCTGTGGCCCAAGGATAAATATTTGAATTTAAAGCTGAAAGATCGTATCCATCATATACTGCATCGTCTTCATATATTAATACATCATCGTAATAATTTATATCATATCCTTGATCAGGAGGACCTAAAAGTGTTGGGTTTTGGGAAAAATTAAATTCATTTTGTCTAATAGTACATTTATATTGGGTTTCATATATTGTAGTTGTACTTTGAAAAGAACAGGTTAAATTACTTCCGCTTATAAAACCGTTTATAAAATTAAAAGTAGCACCACCATATAAGCCTGAACCATAGGTTATGTAACCATATCCATCATCAACGCCAACGACTCCATTGCTAGTTAAAGTTATTATTCCATGTTCATAAATTACATCTCCAAATTTTTGAGAACCGGAAATCATATTTCCTAAACCATCATCTGTAATAATAATATTTCCATCTGAAATAGTAACAGTACCTGGGTTTAAATATTCTCCAAATAGATTTGAGGGGATAGATATTACTCCTATAGTAGCATTTGATTCTGTAGGTAAATATCTGTATGTAGGTAATGTTGTGGAAAGATAATTATAGTAATTTGGAGTGTAAGCTGGTCCTGTAATAGTTCCATCTGTATTAAAAGAGGCAGTATTGACTGGGGAACCTGATGGGTTGGTTAAATAATTTGAATAATATAATTCTTTTATAGAACGATATATTAAAATTTCATCTTGAATATGAATTTGACCAGTTGGATATGAACCAGAAACCCATAAAGGTGAAGTAATGTTTCTCCCAATATATCTATCAATTTCTACATTTGGGTCAATAAGTTCACTTCCTTTAAAAGTAAATGATTTATTTACCTTAAAAGGTGAGACGACAACGTCAGAAGTTATGAATGGTTTGTAGACGCTCATTCATTCTTAAAAATCAAGTTTTACTCTGATTAGAGCTTCTTTTGTAAAATCTTTTAATAATGGTCTTGACATTTTAGCAACTGCTAAAAGTTCATTTGAATCATTATACATTCCTACTGTTGTAATATAAACTTGAGGAGCATTTATGAAATTATCATAAATTACCTCACCAGTAGAACCTGATATGAATGATGGGTTTTCTGAGTAATTAAATTCACTATTTCTTGCTCTAACAAACACATAATCTGATGTAATTGTTTCTTCTGAATTTAGAGCAAATGAAGCAGCTCCACTAATAGTATTGAATAGTATTCTATTATTTAATCCATCTGAGTTATTTGAACGAGATGGGGCAATATTAATAGATTGTGAAATTGCTTCTGGGTTTAAAATAATTGTTCCTAAATCAGGAAATACTAAACCGTATGAACCATATCCAGTTACATACCCACTGTTTAGTAAAGATCCTGCAGTTCCGTTTGAGCCGGAAATTAATTGGTAAACACGAGATGAACCAATAAATGTATTTACTGGGTTGTCTTGAGAGTCGTCTGTTAAATTAATTGTTCCACCAGGTCCAGAAAGTTGTAAATTTAATGAGCCAGGGAAAAGTGATTGTTTATATCTTGCTCTCTCAATAGATAAAACCCAAAAATATGAACCTGTTATAACATTAGTTCCTTTTCCAAAAATAAAACTAGCATTCTCGTCCTCTAGAATTAATGCACGATATTGACCATACATTGTTTTTGTTGGAGAAGCATGTGGAACAATTGGATTAAACCATGTACTACCACTTCCTTCAGAATCACAATATACTATATCAAATTGAACTTCTTGATCAGCTGAAGAGGTGTTGTAGATACTTAAATAATAGCTCCCTGCCGAACTTGCTTCTTGAACAGAACTAGTAAAAAATGTTGATAATGTTGGGGCTCCATTTGACCATAATGTAGAAGTAATTGAATCACTACTTACTACAAAATCTTCAGGATCTAATCTTTTAAATGACATCGTTTGCTATTTTATTGAGTTTTATTAATTGTAATTGGAATAGTTAATCTAGCACCACTATCTAAACCTACTACAGTTAATGTAGCAGAAAGTTGAGTATTTGAACCAAATAAAGTATTTACAGTAGTTGCTCTTAAATTAATTTGAGAACCAATTACTGTTGTAGAAACATTAGTTCCTAATGTAGTTGTTGTATTTGCTGTAGTAGCAGCAGTAGTATTAATACCAATACCTGTAAATGTGGACATTAAACGAACATCTGAAATAGTAGCTGAGTAACCGCTAGTTTCATAGGTTTGAGTATTACCTAAATAATTTAAAGTTTGAGGAGTAACTGCAAGTGAAGCTCCTTGAACTAATGTAATAGCAGAATAACCTAAATCAAGTACAGGTAATTTAGCTGTTCCACGAGGTAAAGTAGCTAATTTATATTTCATAATTTGAGTTTCAAGAGGAAATGCCTCAAGTAAAGGCATATTATCAATTGCTTCTCCATAAAATGATGAACCTGAGGGGTGATTTGGATTATATAATGTATAATCTATCTCGTCATCTGCTAATGCAAATTGTGTAATTCTAAAAGAACCATCATTTTTAGCTAAAAGTTCTCTACCTTTTGTTGTTAAAATTGCGTCTACTGTGACAACTTGATTATTTAAATATCCCATTATTTTGTTTTATTGTAGATGTATTATACTAATAAATATTGTTAGAGCAAACCTTTCTGTGTAAGATCCGTAATAAATGTATCAACATTTTTATTTAATGATGGAGTTACATATTCTGGGGTTATGATATATGGTCCTTCTGTTCCAGTAGGTCTAAATCCTTCAATTATAATTTGTGAAGCATCATCAACATATCTTCTGATTAAGAAATGATCTAAATCAATTGATGCTGAAGGTAAATTGTTTCCAAATTGGACTTCAATTGATCCTGTTTGAGATACTCTTTCATTATCTGTTTCAACAGTATTATATACTTTTTTAACAACAAATGCGCTATTTTCGTTACCCTCAAATCTAAATTCATCTCCGTATTTTATAGACCATGGTAATGATATTGGGTTAAATCCAGAACCAGAAATGTCAACTTGGTAGAATCCTTGATCATAAAATTCATTTAATATTGAATTAGATGATGTTATAGCATATAATTTTGTATTATCTGGGTAACCCCAAAGTGAATTAATGCCTGAAGATGTTACTTGAACATTTGTTGGGGATGGGATTTGGCTAACTTGAAAATAAGATGAGTTCTTTTTAAATCTAATTCCTGGGGAAATTGGTCCAAGAGTAGAGGTAAAATGTCCAGCTCTTACAAATATTTGATCATTTGGTTGAAGATCTTGTGGTTGAATAGAATAATTAAAATCAATACTACTAAATGAAATATCATTTGGAGTTACATTATTTGGTTGGGGACCAACGTTTATAGATTGAGCAATTTCATCTAATATAGTTTCATCTGAACCCCTTCTTTTAATTAATCTAGCAATAGCATAATGAGTTTGAGCAGCATACACACCAGCTCTTAATACAGGTTCAATATGAATTTTAATTTGTAAAGTTACATTTTCATCAATAACGCCTTGATCAACTACATATGCATTACCTGACCATAAACCTGGGGAACCTATAGATACAACATTATTGAAATCTATTCCTGAATAGTTTCCATCTGTAAAAATAGGAAAAGAAGCTGATGGAGATGCTTTAGCAGTATAATTATCTACTGCTGAGGATCCAATAAAATCTGTGGTAAAAGACATAGTAACATTATTCCAAGATGCTGGGGAATGTCCTATTTGGGTATATAAAATTGGTTCAATGCGGGTACCTCCTCTAATTACTGTTCTAAATTGAGAGGCTACTCCACTTCCTTGAGTTGGAGTTGTAATTCTAATTCTATCTCCAGTTTGAAAATTTTGTTGAATTATTGGAAGTGAATTTTGGGATGTATTTGGAATACTTACATCTCCATTTTCATCAATTAAATATTTAACAAATATAGCAGATGCATTCATACGTTCAGGTGGCCATCCTCCAATTGAAGGAGCATAAGCTACATATGATTTTACACTTTCGATAGTTGGAAGTTTACCATATGTTCCTTGATCTGAATATCCAGGAATGGTATTTGGTGGGGAATATTGGTTTAGTTGTTGAGATGTTGATTTTGAACCTAAATATCTTGGTGTAATTACACGTTGTGAGGTATAATTTGAATCTTGTACTTTTGCTCTAGTTGCATTACCATTTATAAGAGCATTAAAATTAACTGGTTCTGTTAAACCTCTTGAATAATCAACATCCATATAGTATGAACTATTTCTTAATTCAAAAGCGTTATTTAATAATGCATTTTGATCACTATTATAGAAATTTGGGATACTTATGTCTGGTTCAATTATAAATTGTCCACTAGAAGCACTTACTGCTCTACTTTGGGTAATAAGTAAATTTACCCCAGTAAGATTAACATCCTTTCCTCCTTTTCTTGTAAGGGTAATTATATCTTGTGAAAGTCCATAATATGAAGCTGATATAGTTCTAGTTCCTGTAAATGAAGAGGGGAAAGTGGTAGTTGATAAATTAGTTATATTACCTCCTCTATTAAGTGAAATAGAACAGGTTCCTGAACTTCCTGCACCTGATTGGGATATATTAAAAGATGATGTAATAGAAAGTAATGTATTTGGAGTATTTTCTAAAGTATATTCTCCTGATGAAGTATTAAAATACCCAATAATATTTCCTAATTCAATATTATAATTATTAATAGGTTGTTCTACAGGATTAAATGAAATTAATGTTGTTCTAGAAGAGGAAACATAATAATTTAATACTTGGTTTTCAGTATCTGTTGGATTATATGTGTTATAAAGAGAATTAATATTATTTGAAATTAAAGTTACAGTATAAATAAAATATTGAGATGTTTCATTTAATTTAATAACATCATATACTAAATTTACATTTTCTCCAAGTGAAAAAATAGGGGTAGGAATTATTATTTTATCAAATTGATCTAAAGAAATACTATAATCATTCCCATTAAGGTCAATTTTAGCAATTTTTAAATATTTAGGAGTATAATTTCCTGGGGAAATAAGTTTTTCAAAAAACAATATTTCTCCATTTTCTGGGGAAGTAAGAGGGTTTAAATAATTATTTTCAAATATTAAATCTTCTACAGATGAAGTACCATAGTAATATACAGGTTTGTAAATCATAAGTGCATTATCATTAGGATATGCTTCACCTAATACACCATTTGATATTAATATTGTAGATCCGCTAAATTCACCGTTATAAAACTCATCTTGTGAATTGTGTAATACAAGTACTGAACCTGAAGGAGTAGTTAAATTTTCGTACCAACTTTGAGATACATTTGAAATTGAATTAAATGAGTCAAATACGCCTCCTGTTTGACCTTCAAAATGCTCTACAGTTCCTTCTTGATATCCATTCCAAGTTGGTTTTAAAGTACCCGAAATATCTAAATTTTGCCACTCCATTTGTGGTTGTGGGTATTTATTTCTTTCAAGTAAGTGTTGTTTAATTACAATTCCAGCTGCTAAACTCGTACGTGCAGGTACAAAGTCTCGAATCATTTTAAATAATGAATTGTCAAAGAATTTAATTAAACGAATAAAATCAACTAGATCATAATTTTTAGTATACTTTTGAAAGTATTCATTTCGTAATTGATCTAAAGCAGGGTATGTAACAGCTGAAGATGATCTTAATCTTGGGTCTCCAATAAATTCACCTATATTAAAATATCCTAATTGATCAACTATATCTTCATTTATTTCATTTTGGGGAGAAAAAGCTACCTCTAAATAATTAATACTTGGAGTATAACTTTGAGATATATTAGCCATTTGAGATAATGACATGTAAGGAGATAAAGTATCTCCCTCAGGTATTACGTTATTTTCTACTCTAATTTTATCTGAAACTGTATTTCTAATGCCTGCTATTGGTTGGTCAGCAAATGTATATTCTATATTCGGGACAAAATTAGGTGAAGCATCATAATAAAAATTACTATCAGAGGCAAATGAATGAGTTATTTGCCAAGATCCAGTTATTTTAGGATGAATTGAAATCGATGCTGTATATAATTCTCCACCAATAGAGGCTCTAAAAGCTAATTCATTTGGTGAACTATTTAATGTATTTCCCTCAATTGAATGTGGATTCATTGTATAATCCGTAAATACACTTTCACTTATTGGAACTGTATAATATCTAATTTCTTGATATGAACCTGTAAATGGTATAAATGATCCTGCTAGAGTTCCTGCTTCATCATATACTCCAACATCATATGCTGATATGTCATATCCTACAGTACCTGAAATGGAGAAACTAACAGGAAAATAACTTGTAGAAGTATTAGTCCAAGCGTTAGTAGCATATGTTATGGAACTAGATGCTTTAAATCCTAAAATAGTTCCATTATCTCCCCCCTCATATATCTTATTTTGGGAATGTAATGTATAAGTATCTGATTCTTTTGTAATCATTACAGACCACCATCCACCATCATAAAATGGTAAATAAACACTTGCGGTTTGACTTGAATTATTTATATCTGGGTAAAATACTACATTAGCGTATTGATAATAAGGGTCAATTATTGATCCTGAATATGATCCACTTGAATATGCTGATCCTGTGTATGTTAAGGTTAATGCACTCCCACCATCTCCATACCATAAACTTTGAGAGTATAATATGTTGGATGTAGGTAAACCATCTGTTTTAAATCGAAATGCTAATGTTGCGGGAACATCATTTGGAGCATTCCAATCTGGGTTTAATTTCCAAGATGAAGAAATAAAATTGCTTCCTGAGGTATTAAATGCATAGTTAAATTCATTTTGCCAATAATCCCAATCATTGTAATCTATTTTATCTTTTCCACCATATTCATTAATTCTTAATATAGTATCAGGAATACCATATGAAGTTATTAAAGCACGTAAACCAGGTAATGTTCCTTTTGCTTTAAGTAGGTATGGTAAGTTATGGTAAATACGTTTATATAGCGATTTATTTACATCATCTAACGGCATATAATCATTAGATGCAGATATAAAATATTCAATATATTCAAATCCAGAAGGAGCAGGTAAAGAACCTGTCATATTTGGGAAAGGAAATAAACCACCTTGAGGAGTTAAACCTAAAAATGCTGTATATAAATCCTCGTTTGAAAAATTATTTTGATATAATTTAATCCCAAAATCACGAATAACATCAGCTACTATATCTTTTGAAACACCGTATTCTAATCGGTTATCAGCATTATATTTTTGAGTTACTTCATTATAATATATCCAAATATTATCGTAATGTTGAGCAACCATTTGAACAAACAATTCATACTGTTGGTTAGCTGGATCGTCTCTTAAATATTCTGGAATAGAGTATAAAAGATTATCTTTATTGGTATTGTCATATAATGATGCTGAGTAAAGAAGTCCTCCAAAATATGGGCTATATTCATTTTCACTTCCAATCCAAGTTAAAACTACTACACTATCAGATTTAGCTAATTCATATGGTTTTTGTGTGTTTGTTTTAGGCCAAGCGTATGGGTTATTTTCATAATATAAAAAATATTCATAACCATCAAAATTAGTTATAATATTATTTATTTTACTTTCATATACTGCCGCACTACTACTAATTGAAGTAGGTGAATTAATTGTATTATTTAATACAGCAATAGATGAAGAATACTGTTCTATTAATTGGATTTTAGAATAAAAATTTTCTAAACGAGTTTGGGCTGAACTAAAATGGATATAGTTTTCGAATGAAGTATAATCTACATTTATATCAATTTCTTTTTCTTCTAATAAACTGTTTAATTGTTGAATTGAACTTGTTAAAGAAGTAGATATTAAATCACTATATGATAAATTTTGAGTTGAATTATTTACTCTATCTTTTAAATCTATATTAAAGTTAGGTCCACTTATGTTTTCAAAATCAACAAAAACAATAGGTTCATCCTCAAATGTGACTTGATATGCTGATGGTTCTTCAAAGGTGGTTACAATCCATAATGTAGAATTTATATCAAATTCCTCTGGTAAAGGTTCATATAATTTAACAAGTACTGTTGGGTTAGTTGGATCAAGATTATCTAACTGGATGTTATTAGCTATAGGTAATTGGTTGTCTCCAAAATTTAAATAGAAATCTAGGAAATAAGTACTAGTTTCTCTTTCTTGAATAAATTGAGTAGTTTGTTCAACTATATCTAAATTTAAAAGTGTAGTACTATCTAAACGTAGTTCAGTTCTGTCTGAGGATATTTCAGTTATGTATAGTTGTTGGAGATCAGAGCCTATTTTTTTATTAAGAAAATTAAAATACGTTATATATTCACCTTGATCAAATCCATTATCTATAAGTAATTGTTCAGGATCTATTGTAATTTGAGATACGTTTCCATCATTTCCAGCAGATTGACCATCATTTTGTATAGTATAGTCAATAAAATTATAATCAAAAGTAATTATATTACGATTATTATCATATACAAAATATTCTATGTAACTTGAAGGTCCAAAAGAAGTACTTAAATCAAATGTTGAAATTAAATTTGTATCTTGTCCTTCATATATTTGAGAAGTAAAATCTTGTGTATCTATTTGAATAATTTCTGCTGCCATTATTGTGGGTTAGCTAATGTTGTTCCTGTTTGTAACTCTACTATTTGTTTTTGAGCATCAAGTAATTCTGTTCTTAATTGAGCTATTTCGTTTTGTAATGCAGTTATTTCTTCTTGATTTGCTTCAAAATTAATATATTCACTACTTTTTTTAATTAAAAATTCATGTGAATTAATTTCCCCAGTTTCAGGTATATCGTAAAATAACTCATTATACATTTCAAAAAAATCATTTACAGTAGGTTGTTCATCAATCTGTTGTTGGATTGTTTGAACACCTAACTGTTTGAAAGAAGTATCTATAACTTTAGTATAATCTCCTTTATTATATACTTGTTTATTAAATGTAATATTTTCAGCCATTAATTAATAACTTTAAAGTAATAATCATCATCAAATATTAATGTAGAACCATTAATTATAGTTTTAATTAAAATTTTATAATATCTTTCCGGTTCTAAACCACTCATATAAACATCAAAATAATTACCTTTATTGTCAGAACTAATTTGAGTATATTGTTCATCGAAGTTAATAACAAATTCATTGGTAGCCAAGTCTTTTATAGCATAGTATGAACTAGTTGGTAAATAATTTAAATTAGTAAATAAAGAGGATGTTTGATATACTCTAGTAGGGTATAAAGGACTTACATTAATATAAAATCTATTTACACTCTCTGGGTTAAATATTCCTGGGTTTTCAGCTAAAGACATTTTAAGGTCTGTTGTATTAACAACAGGTGAATTTTCTGTTATGACTGAAGTATAATCTCTCCATCTAAATTCTAATTGGGGAGGGTAAATAGTATTAGTATCAACACTATAATATTTTAATACAGGTTGAACATATTGACTAGTATTAAATTCTTGTGAACCCGTTAATTTAACAATAAATCCATAATTTGGAATAGTATCAGTATACCAAGTTTGAACTATTGGTTTTACATTTACTGTTATATCTTTATTATCTCGTAATCCAAAAGATTGAGTTTGGGGTAATCCCATACTACTACCTTGGATAAATGAAGGGTCAGCATATGTGTATGCTACATAAAATAAATCTTCGTTATCATAAAACCAATTTCCTCCTCCAGGTTCAGAATAAGTAGAATTATATGATCCAGTATATCCATACCCGTTATATGATCCACTTAGACTCCATAATCCTGAATTAGAGTAATTGGAATAGTTCCAGGAGGCTCCATCTTGAACTTGGGGGCTATCTAAGTAATGACCTGTTCCATTATTCCATTGTTGAGCTATAGGTCTAATTTCCAAAGAAGCATCTAAATTTATACCTTGTGCTGTAGCTATGAAATTTCTTAAAAATACATCGTATTCTTTTTCTCCAATTTTATTAACAATATCTTTTATTTCATTATTGTCAAATTGAATTAAATATCTAGAAACTGAAGGGTTTCCATCTATACCGAGGATATTGAATGCTTCACATATTGCATCTAATCCAGTATTCATTGAAGGGTAAGAGGAATATAGAGTTGTATCCTGTTGAGGGAAAATTTTATAAATAGCCATTTATAATGTTTTATTATAAATATGCAATTATAAAGGAACTACTTTACCTTTTATATCAGAATTTGGATATCTTACCTCAAAAATACTAGGATCTAATGATGGATAAATAACTAAATTTTGAGTAGCTGCTGTTATATCATAAGCATATTGGGAATATCCTGAAGAGGTTCCTGCTTTATTTGATATAGAAATATTTTTTACTGTTTGGACTCCTGAAATTTTATCAAGTAAGATATATAGATCTCTTAATATAATAGGTTGGTTGAGTTGCCATTTAGAAATAATAAAATAATCTTGTAAAGCTTTAATGCAACTTAATAGTACTTCATTATTATTATATTCTGGGAGAACTATGATTTCAAAATCAACTCCTATATTAATTATAAATGCATCTCTAATTTCAATATTATCACCAATCATTCTATATTGGGATAAATAGGTTCTTAAATTATTTTTTAAAGCACTTCCAGCATAATCTAATTGGCCACTTGAATTTTGAGATAAAACATATAGATTTAAAGTTTCAATAGTTGATACTTGATTATCTGTTAATTTAGGTTGTTCAATATATGCTTTAGATATAGCTCCATAATTTGAAGGCATACTTAAAGCTCTAATTAAATAGTCATCTGCTGTAACTGAACGTTTTTGGGATGCTATAGAAACTAAAGTATTTTGACGGATTTCTTCAATTGTATCTCCTGCTTTACCACCTGAAGCTGCTAATGGGTTATTTGCTGCTAATGAATTAAATATATAATTTGATATAACAGCATTTAAATTTATTTGATTAAATTTAGCACTGGTTGGGGATACAGTTGTTAATGTATTTGCTGGGATATTAGATTCAACTCCTCCACCACTTAAATATCTTACTGTTAATGTAGTGTTTGATGGAGCAATACCGTATGTTCCTGTGTATAAAAAGTTAACAGGTGAATATGCTGTGGTTAGTTTATCTTTAATAAAAGGTAAGCCTATACCTACATTATTTGCATTTGGAGATATTTCCTCATCTATATTATTTGGGGATCCTACACCAAATTGTAATTGAATCGTATCTGGTGATATAATTCTAGTAGCAAAACGTCTTTGGATTTTTTTTAATCGAAGTAAATAAGCAGCATCTGTTCCAGCATTTGGGTCATTTATGTTAGTATTTTTAATACTATCTAAAACCATTTCTTGACCTAAATGATCTACTTCATACCACTTATTTCCATCTGAATCTGTAACATCTAGAATTTGAAGAAAATTATTTGATGTTAAATTTATTGTTGCAAATTGTTCGGGGGTAGTAAAATTAAATGTTTGGGTTGAAATGTTTGAGGAAATAGCATTTCTACTTTTCTTTAAAAGAAAATATTGAGGTACATTTCCTGCTATTTGGTATACAGAAACTTCAGTTGGGTCTTGTGAACTTGAAATAGAAAAATCAACTTTATCTTGTATTAAGAATGTTGTTCCGTTTTGGGATGATATTGTTGAATTTTCTGAAATAGTTAGAGCATAATCATAATCAGGGACAATTTCACCTCCTACATTTTTAGCAGGTAACTGTTGGTAAAGATCTACAGTTACTTGAGCTGCTGTTGAAACTTTTGGTTTATATCCAAACATATATGCTAATTCATATACATTATTATTTTGTTGAGCATATTGGATAAATGTTTCTTGCAATTGGTTATCTAAATAGAAACTTAAAACATCCCCAACATATGCTGCTTGTTCCATAAACATCATACCAGGTGATGCAGGGGAAAAATCATTATATGTGTTTGGGAAATATGTTTGAGCATATTCGATTAATCGTTGTCTAAAATCTGAAAAATCGCGATTAATGTATTTTATATCTCTATTTGTATTAGCCATTTTTAAAGTTGTATTTCTAAAGTATCAGTTATATTAGTATTAATTACTGAATATTTAAGGGTTACAGTAATTTGGTTTAAATCTTCTTGTCCAGCTACAATTAAATCTGCTACATTTATATTTGGGAAATATAATGAAAGTTTAGCATTTATATCTTCTCTAAGAAAATTTAAATTATCTGCTGTAATTTGTTCAAATATAAAAGCACGTAATCCACCTCCAAAAGTCGGATTTAATGGACGTTCTCCAGGATTAGTTAAAAAGAAATTAATTAAGTTGTTTTTAATGGCATCCTTAGTTTGATAATTTGAAATAAAAACAGCAGGTCCATTTAATGGAAGATTTACCCCAACAGCAGCATTTGCATTTAAATCAATTGGATATATCTGTTGAGGGCTAAATGCCATTATTTAGTATTTAAAAGTCCCATAATTTGGTCCATTCCTAATTCACCAGTACCTAAATTACCATTTACAGGATCACTTGATTGAGGTCTAAATGTTGATTGAACGTCATTTGAGGTAAAACTTAAAGCTGTTTCTCCCAATACATCTTTATATTTTTGTCTCAAATCCATAGTTGGTTGAGTAAATGTAGGTTTTGGAGTTTCTACGGGTTGGATAGATTCTCTAATAACTGTTTTAGGTGAGCGAACTGCTTCTAAAAGAATATCTTTTAATTCTTCTTGGATTGCCTCTCGTACTGCTTCTTTAATTAATTTTTTTAATCCGTCGGTTTTCATATGATTATAAATATAGGGTTAATCTGCTTTTAAATCATTTTGTTGTATATAAAATATAAGTTCATCAATTAATATCTGATCAATTGATGAAAAAGACCATTCTCCTTTCAACATTACTACACCACTTTTATTTCTAGCTATAGCTCTTCTACGTTTTAAAGAATTAGTTGTAGTTTCAGTTTCAACTCCCATTTCAAATCCATTTACATTTATTACTATAGGGGAATTATTTGATTGTTGTTGAGTTAAAGCTATTAATTCAGCTGAAAGTTGTTCTTGGGTTAATTCATTATTAGGTGAACATTGTTGAATTAAGGTATCGAGTAAACTTAAATATTGTAATAATTGGGTTAAAACTTGTCTAACTATAACTAATATAGTTAATAAACCAACATTAGTTGATTTTAATCTATCAATAGTTTTACTCAATATTTTATTAATTCCTGGGGGAAATGGATTAAGGAATGATGGAGTATTATCTGCTGTAAAAAGGGTAGCATCTAATAATATTAAAGCTCCTTCTGTTATACCTAAAATTTTAGTAGCATTATCTATAATTTTTAATGAATTATTTATTTGTTTTACTAATTTATTTTTACGGGAAATTAATTTACTTAATTCCTCTGGGGTAGGGCAAGAAATTTTATCTTTTAAATCTGATGTTTTGGTTTTACCTTGATCTATTAATTGGGCGGCTTTTGTAATTCCAAATTGGGATATTAAAGTTATAGCTAATGGTAAAGCAGTTTGTTTGAGATTTATAACCAAATCTGTAAGTTTCTTTTGAGCAAAATATTCAGGGGTTTTCTTTGAATCAGATAATTTATTTATTTGATCTGGTTTTAACTGGGAGGCCTCTATTTTATCTGTTTCAGTAGCAGTTTGAATAGGGGTCATTTGAATAACACCTAAATCTTCTTTTACAGTACCATCTCCTTTATATGGATTTTTTTCTATAATTTCATAACCAGGAGCAGAAATAGTTACTGTAGGAGGTAATGGAGATTCAGGTAATTCAAGACTAACTTCTCCTTTACTATTTGAAGTTGTTGGTTGGGAAATTATTGATGTAGTGGAAGATGTTGGTTGAGTAATTTTAAATGGGGGGTATTTATTTAATGTTATTTCATCAGTATACCCATTATCATTAATTTCTCTTAAAATACTAGCTTCATATTCTTCATATGTTTTATAAACTATATTATCAGCAACCTCTGAAAATTCAGGGTAATCACTACCATAATATATAGTTTGGATAAATTGACCATTATGATAAATCTTAGCTCCCCATTTAAAAAAATCTGGGTTATTTGGGTTATTAATAGGGATTTTGGTTATATTATATGAATATGGGCCTACTTCAGTAGAATTAGGGATGGTGGTAGATTTATTAGTTGGTGGTGGTGGAGGTGGTTCGTTAATTGTTATTTTAGCTCCTTTAACTGGTTGATTTGAATTATTATCTATAATTTTACCTTCAGTTTTAGTTGTTGAGGTAGTTTTGGATGTTAAAGGAAGAATCTCAACAGGGGTATTAGGTGGGGGTGGAAATAAAGGTCTAGTAGTAACTAAATCTTGTAACATTCCATTAAGTATTTGAAACTCTACATCTTTTTCAACTTCAATTAATGTATAATTATTTTCATATATTGGAATATTAGTACTAACTTCTTTGCCTTGATAGTATATTTTAATATCATAAAATATACCTTTTAAATTTTTTATTTCATATATTTCATATATATAATCCCCAATCTTTTTCTTTAGTACTTTTGTTCCCATATTAACTAGTCTTTACAAAATTAGATTTAATAGTATCTATTTGTTGTAAGATTCTATTTAAATTATTTGAAGCAACAGTAGCTGTTGTATTCATTATAGCATCTGGGGTAGGTACTCCTCCTGGGTAAATTTGGGAGGATTGGAGTGCTGTTGAAATATTAAGTAATTCATTTATTACTATTTTTAATAATTGTACTGTATCATCTCCTTTTAGAACTGGTTGGGTAGCATTTTTATTACCTAATCTAATATCTCTTCCGTCTATATAGACTTGTTTAGCTTCTAAATTTATACTATCATTTGAGGATAAACCAATTGATTTTTGTCCACTGATTAAAACACTATCAGATTTTGCATTTAAAATTACTCTATCTGAGTGTAAAATAATTTGAGGTAAATTAAATGTAGCTGGGGTAATTGGTGGTGTAGTATAGGAAATAAAATTTTCGTTAGCTAAACTTAAAGTAGATAATTTTTGGGTTGAAGTTAAATAAATTGAAGATAAATCTTTTTTTATATTTTCTATAATAGGCTCAGCCCCAAAATCACTTGAATTTGGGTCTTGTCCATTTCTTAATATTGTAATTGGATCACCATTATTTCCCGCTGAAGACCAAGTATTGGAATATTGTCCTGTAATTTTTGAAGTATTACCTAAACGTAAACTATTTCCCCATCTTCCTTCATATATTACGTCTCCTGAAAATGGGAGTAAAGGGTGAATATTACTTTTTTCATTGAAAGTATCTTGTGGTGAAGTTGAAGTGCTTACGGTAGGAAGATTATTATCTACCACGTTAACAGCTCCTACCCCTACTTGAGAATAATCAACTTTTTGAGAAGATGGTTTAGTATTATTATATGGTGATGGTTGTATATTAGCGTTTGGAGCTGCCGCTCCATATAAAGAAACAGGTCCTTCCCAAACGTATTGACCACCAAAAGAATTAGGTGCTAATGTTTTCCAAACCCAAACATATTCATTTATTATAGGATATTTTCTTATAGATGTATTGGATGGATAAACGTTAGTAAGGATTTTTCCAGTATCAACTCCTGTTGGGCTAATTTTATTACCTGAAAGGACTCCTATCTGATCGAATCCTTGAGAAGGATCTAAATTTATTGAGGTAACTCTAATTAAAAATCTTGTTACTTCAGGTGTTGGATTTGGATTGGGTGATTTATTACCCAAAGCCCTATTGGTCATTGCAGGAAATCCAAACTTATGTGACATTAATTTTTTGGGTTAAATTTTTTAACTTCGTTTAATAACTGTTGTTTTTCCTCTTCAGTCATACCAAACCCTTCTTCACTTGATTTACCACTAGCAATAGCACGTTGTGCTATAGTAGCCATTTTAATCAATTGTTCATCGTTTTTAATACCTAATTCCATATATTCTTTAATTAATGGAACTATTAGGGTAGCATCACCAATATCGTTTATGAGAGGTTTTAATTCACCTATTAAAGCATTGATTTGGGCTTCTTTTTTCTTTGAGTTATCGTAAATTTCCTTTAATAAATCCGAAAATTTTTTCTTGCCCCAAATATTTTCTTCTAAGTTACTCATATTATTTTGGGTATAAATATGAAAAATTAAAATTCTATATATCCTTCATCTAGATAAAATAGATAATTCTTTTTAAATATATCGTATAAAATATTCGCTATTTTTGTAATTTTGGGAGTCTTTACATCTGGGATCATTTCATGTATGTAAATGTAAAGTGCTTTTTTATTGAATATGTCTATTTGGTCTCGTTTTCTAAATAACTCTAAAATAGCATCTGCAATTTTTGCATCATATTCTTTTGGGAAAAAATCATATATGTTTTCTGTTACATAATCAACATATTGATCTATAAAATAAGATAATTTATCTTTTTGAGGAGAAACAGAATCTAAAGTATATGAATATGAATCATCTTGTTCAAGTTCAGCGATGGCTACTTTTTTAATTTTACTTTTATAATTTTTATCGTTATATAAAATACACCAACGTTTAACTATAGTTCCAAAATATGAATATGCTTTAGCTCCATTATTTGGATTAAATAAATGGATTTTGGAAAGTAAAAATACTATGATTTCATGTTGTAAATGCTCTAAATCCTCTACTTCAGTATGGTAAAATTTAAAAGTATGAATTATATTTTGAGTTAATTTAAAAAATGCATAATGTATTTTTTCCTCGTATATTTTACTTTTTAAAGCCGGGTTTTCAGTGTTATTATATAATACAATAGCATCTTCGGTTTCTTGGGTAAAGTAGTTTTTATTTTTAGCTTTCCTAGCCATTTTAGTTGAACTTTCTAAGATTGAATTCATTTAGTATTTCTTGCAGGTTTACAATTGATTGGAATATTACACCAACATCATCATCTTTTTCAAACATACCTCCACGGTCTATTTCTTTAAGTTTTTTGTCTGAAATTTCAATTACACGAGATAATCTGTCTAAATATTCCAGATAACCAGCTAAAATATCTTCTGATTTTTCTTGTTTTTTCATCAAGTTGAAAGTCGTGAATCCTAGAATCACGACTAACACTGATAAGACGCAAATGGCAACTATTAACCCTATCATATATTATCTAATAAATTTTTTAAACCATTACTTTTAAATGAACCTAATGCCTTTTCCTTTGTTGAGGTCTTTTTAGACATGTTTGGTTTATTCCCCAATGTATAATTATCCTTTTTAATATCCACGGACTTTTTACCTTCTTTTAATTTAGGTAACCATTCACGTTCAAATTCAATACGTGCTGCCATTAAGTCCGCCTGATGTAAAATAAAAGGAAGTGATGTTCTTGGTTTTTGTTCTGGCATGAAATTTAAGAGATATTTTTTATTTGCCTCATCGTATAAACCATCATGAGTTTGAATAGCAACCATTTCATTAAATGTATACTGGATACCATGGGATTGAAGTAAAAATAACCCTCTATCAGGTACTGAAGCGAATGGAACTTTAGTATTAAACATATAATCTTCTCCAAGTTTATCTTTACGCCATTGATCAGTTTGAGGGATATATGAATCTTCTTCTTCACTACCCATTTTACCTAAATCATGATTTAATGCTGAGAATATTAATTCTTCAACTGTGAAAGTAGACATATCAGCTTCTTCACTTGCCCATAAATCATATTGTTTTAAAGCACATCGAATAACGCGTAAAACATGTTCTACATATCCTCCAGGAAAAGCATTATGGTATTCTTTTTTATGCGCAGCAGGCATTAACATTAAACGTTCAGAATATTGATTATAAAATTCTAAAACTTTTTCTTTACGTGGGGAAGAAATATAACCATCAATATAAGACATTAATTCTTCCCAATTATCTTGGATTTGTTCGGCTGTTAGATTCATAACTTTTATTTATTAATTAATTTTCACGTTCTACAATTGATTGAGTATCGTCTCTCAATTCAAGTACTTCTTGTAATATTTGACGAGCTGCTTCAACATTTCTTTCATTTAAAGCGTTTCTCATACGTTTTAATTTACTTTCTAGAGACTCCAAGCGTCTCAATACTAATTCTTTATTTTTCATTTTTATTTATTTACTTATTTATTTATTTATTTTATAACCTTTATTTATTTCAATAATGTAATATTAAAATATAAATTAAAGATAATAACCTTCTTTTAGGGAGTCACGTTTTCTTTTTTAATTAGAGACCTTTTTACAAAATCTTGTATTTTTTTAAGGAAAGCACATTTTTCATATTCCTCCAAACCTTCAAAATATCGTAATACCACTTCAAGATATTCTATAAAATCTTCTGAAGCATTATCCTGTAGAGCTAATTTCCAATCTTTTTTCCTTAAATTACATTCAGAAATCCAAAACCAAGCTCGATTATACATCATAAAATCCCCAGCTTCACCTAAATCGGCAGTATCCATTTTAGGTTGCATATTTGAGAAAAATTTTAGAAGTTGATTTTTAAACCCAATACCTTGAGATACCATTTTAATAAACATCTTAACTTTAAAATGGGGAGTTTCTTTAAAGGCCTCTAAATCTTTTTTGAGTTTCTTATCTTCCTTATCTCCTTCATTGAACCCAAATAATGCAAATATTCCTCCTATATTCATACTCTTATATGTATATATAATTTCCTAATTGAATCCACGTATTAATTCGTTGATTTTAAATGGTTAATTTTTGATTCTAAATTCTCAAGTTTAAGCTCTAATTGTGAAATTGATTTTTTCAAATCATCATAAGCTTTAATTGGATTGATAAAATCGGGATTTGCAGGGTGATATTGCCAAAACTCATCCAACATCCCATAATCCTCCACCAATTGATTTTGAATGGATGCAACCTTCATTTCTAGTTCTTGCAGTTCCATATCTATAATTTGTTGATACATATTTAAATTTTTACTAGACATATTTTTCTCCTATTTGTTCTATAACTTGTTTAGCCTCTTCCAACGATACTCTAAAAAATTCTTTTTGAGTATTAACTCTTTGTTTTTTAAAATATTTATGAACTTCACCCTCTATACGCTCACCTTTAAAACACTTATAAGCCCATTCAACCTCAAACCCTAAAGGTATTCCTGTTCCACGAGAAATTTGATTTGCTCTTATGAATGGATCTTTTGCAGTATAACCTATTTTAACCATTTCGGGCATCGCGGGATTTGATAATATATAAACCCATTCATCACCCTCGCGGCCAACGAATAGACCTCGTTTTTTACCCGTGTAATACGTTATTTCATCCCAACCGTCTTGCTGCTCTTGAACCGTAAAATATGTTGGTGGATTATTTGAGTAATCTTCAGAACAAGGAATATATTTTTTAGCTTCTTCATGTGTAATTCGTTGCATAACCTTTATTTTTTACTTCTAAAACCTAGCTTGCGCTCCAGACCCTTTATACCAAGGTAATCCTTCTCTTGTGCGTAAACGCTCCTTCCACTGTTCCTCCGTATATTTAATCCCATTTAAATAATACTCGCGTAAACGCATGTTACCTTGTGGAATTACCGCGGGACCCTCCCAATTATGTAACTTACCATCAAACATAAACATTTGAGTTCCATCAGCGGTTGTAATTTTTCTAGACGGTTGATACTTTTGATTTTCCATAATTTAAAATTGTTTATATTTATTAATTAAACTATTATTTTTCTTGATCATCAATGAACTAATAACACTAATAGTTCCAATTCCTAGAGCTATTAAAGCAAGACCAACAATTGTGAAAATATTGTTTTGAAATTTTTCCAACAACAACATGGAAGTTTGTGACAATGAAAACAACCCAAGTATAACAGCTTTTACTTTAAGTGATTTGTTTTCTTCTTTTAGCTCTTCAATTCTTTTTTCTATTTCAAACATAACCTTTATTTTTATTTATACTACAAATATACAAACCAAAAATCAAGTAACCAAGGATCTTTTAAAGAATCTAATCACTAAGTTAAACTTTAATAAGATAAAGCAAGAGTTATCCCACCAGTTCCTCTTAACCTTAAAGTAGTTCCATCAACATTAGTTGCTGGGGTAAAAATAAAGGAATTTGTTGATGTTGGTAAAACAAACCCTGCAACATAATCTGTTATGTTTGAGCCGGCTATATTTGTAAGTGAGGAAAACGAGCCTGAAGTATTTTTTGGGGTTGAACCATCAAACTGGTAGTTAAATGGTGTTTTCATAAAAAAGTAACTTGAACCTGAATTATTTGTTATAGAAAAGGTGTAAGCTGTTCCTGCTGTTAAATTAATTGAGGAAGTACCTTCATATAAAGAGGCAAAGGGATAATTTATAGTTGGCATTTATCGTTTTGACGATAAATATTTGAAAAAATATTATTTTTTAACTGTCCAACTTAAAAAACCGTTAAGCCATTTTTTACGTTTAGTACAACTACATTCTTGTAGGCCAAAAAATTCTTTGTAACGTTCTTGGGTAATACCAAGTTTAGTTAAAGCAGATTCAACAACATCACCTAAACCAACTACTGTTGTTGGGTTTGTGTCTTGGGTAATTCCATTAGCTTCTAATTCTTGGATTAATTTGTCTAGTTCTGGTCTTACGTCGCTCATATTTTTTTGTTTTGGAATAAATATTTGGAAAATTCATAATGTGCACAAATTATTATTGATATATAACCAAATAATAAAAGGAAAGGCATTTTAATTAAGTTTTTTATTGTTTTCATTATGTGTGTGTTAAATAGGCAATAGCTATACCCGCAAATATACCTATTAGGGTTCCATGAAGAAAACCCATCCACCAAATTTGTTGTTTTTTTTCGTCGTTATCTAAAAGCATTTTATTCTGATTTAAATGTTTTGTTGTAGTATTGTTCTGCTACGTTTGGAGTCATTTCTGCCCATTCATACCACGCATATTCAAAAGCATCAATTATCTGCTCCTTTTCTATTTGTAAAGCGTATTCAAAAGTTATTTTCCATTCATCATAATCAAATGGTTTATCTTTTTGACCCTCTAATATTTTTAAAAGCCATTGTATTGCTGTTGGTTTCATATGTTTGAAATATACGTATATCCTATGTCGATGCCAAGGATTTTTATAAAAGAAAAGATTTGATTTTTGTGAATTTTTATCCCCTTTTACATTTTGGAATTTTGGGTTTCATTTGGGGGTATATAAAGATATACAATGTCGATGTGTAAAGATCGTTTACGAGCTGTGAAGTGGTCTAAGCACCGTCCCTCACCACCCCGCCATATATTGACAACGGCGCGCGTGGGGCGATATGGCTATACCCATACCATATATATACGGCGGTACGGCCACAGGATTACCACCCTTGTACTTTGATCTTAGATCCTACCACCACACCATTTTCAAACCAGTAAAACACCAGCTTACCCTCAGGCGTTAAGACCGTGATTGTGGCTTGATCTAAGTTACCGTCTATGTTCTGGATTCTGGGTCTATTAATCTTGATGAATGTGTCTACGCTCATGGCCCCAAAAGCCCGGATCAACCGGGCTCACAGGGCGTATAATTAAAAAGATAAGTGCTGTCTCTCCAGCTGTCATTTATTTCTCAAATACCATTATCATTACCGATCCAACAACCACTAAACCAAATATTACTGCTACCACCATTTTATCCTAGATTTACTAATATCAAATATTTAACTCCAATTACCAAACAACTTAATCCTAATACTACCATTTGCTCTTTATTTATACTTTAATATACGAACTTTATTTTAAATGAGGTAGTCCTAAGCTGCTACCTCATTACCATCGCTCTTAACTTGAGCTGGTCGTCCTCGTTTCAAAGTACCATTTGCTCTTTTACTCTCTAATTCAGCTAATCTCATTTGTCTTACTGAATTTGGATTTACAGGTCGTCCTTGGCCAATACCGTTTGCTTTATTCTCTGCTTGTTTAGCTAATCGAATTTGTCTTTCTGAATCAGCTACTACAGGTCGTCCTCGTTTCAACTCTCCACTATTTCTTTTTAATTCTAATTCTTTTAATCTTAATTGTCTTACACTGTTTTCATTTACAGGACGTCCTAATTTTTTTACTTCATTTTTCATAACTTTTTTCTTTTTAAATTTAACTTATTTTCTTAACTTATTTATACTGTAATATACGAATTACATTTTAATTAACTTAGTCCTGAATTAACATTTTACTAATAAATTCTAAACACTCATCTTTATTATTAAAACTAAATCTATTTCCATTTTCATCATTAAAAAACCACCCTACTCTTTCATCAAATTTAACTAATATTCCTCTATAAACAAACATATTATTCATCTTTTATTTTTTTAATTATACATCAATATACGAATTACTTATTAAATTAACTCTTCCTGTTTTAAAGCAAATTGTTTCAATTCTTCTAGTTTATTATTTAATAATTCAATCATTTCAAGTTCACTTCCTCCAAAATAAAATACTCTACTCTTCATTCCTGGTACTTTCATTTCAAAACAATTATACAATCCTTTAGCTAATCCTCTTCTAAGCATATCAGCATACTTCTTATTTGCTTCCCCTCCTTTACTCTTTCTATAATAACCAAATACTTCCTTTTGAATTTGTCCTTCAGTAGCTATAACTGTTAAATCTAAAAATTCTACTATTTGCTTTACACTGTTTTGTTTTCTTCCTTTAAACCCCATTTTCTTATCTTTTTTAATTATACTTCAATATACGAATTATTTATTAATTAATTTAGTCCTTTAATTTCTAAATAAAATACTTACAATTTTCTCATCTTCAACATTCAATTCTTTCACATCTAAAGTTTGATAAAAGAATGTATCTTCATCTAAGTCATTATCACTTAAATATACGATTCAATACTAAATTAATTTACTCCTAATTAAAACCCAATTAAATCAATTGCTATTTCTCCTGTACTTTTACCATTATAGGTAATCTCATAATTTGGGTCCATCCCGGAAATCATAATATGGGCGATAAGATCCCCAATCGTTTTAAACTCTACCTCGTAATAATCACAATTTAAACTATACATAATTTATCATTTTTTAATTATACTTTAATATACGAATTATTTATTAATTTTACTATTCCTAACTCAACAAAACTTATCTAATAAACCCTTATTCTCTAATTTAATTAAACAATTATTAACATTATAAGGATTCTTTCTTTTATAATTTTTCAACTCATCATTTACTAAATCCAAAAACTCCTTTTCATCATCCTCACTTACAAAATCAACTTCATCATATTCATTAATAAACAAATTTAACTCTTTAATACTTTCAAATTTCATATCTTATCTTTTTAATTATACTGAAATATACGAACTTAATTTTAACTCTGTTATTCCTATTTTAAATTAATAATTAAATCAAATAATAAATCCTCTAAACTATCATCACCCTTCCAACCTCTCTTATACAAATAATACTCCTTTACATCTTCTAAAGTTTCTAATTTATCAATATCTTTTTTTACCTCTAAAGCAAAATCCTCAAAACTCACTTCACATTCAAATTCAAATACTTTTTCTGTTAATGTCATCTTTTATTTTTTTAATTATACATCAATATACGAATCTTAATTTAATTAACTTAGTCCTGAATTAACTAAATGATTCAATCAAATCAGTTGCAATGTAAACGTCTCTACAAATCAATTCTTCAAATGAAAATACCCCTACTGTACCAAATGCTAATTTTACTTGTGCGTCCCATAATTTGTAATTTGTAGTACGCTTTAAACGCTGTTCAATACCTTTTAATTTAATCGTTAATTCTAATTTTTCTTTGTTGCTTAATCTGCTCATATGTCTTTTTTAATTATACCTGAATATACGAATTATATTTTTACTCTACTATTCCTAAAATTAAACTTAATATATATAAAACAATTAAAGGCATTGCAATTGGGAATACTACTTTACCAAATAAATCATTTAAACCCTTGTTTCTCTTTTTCATATCTTAATTCCATCTAATTACACAATCATCAAATTCTAGTATTTCTAATAGGTTTGAATTTAAAATAATTCCAACAGCCATCTCTTGTTTGATTAATAATCTCAATAATTTAATTTCTGCTTTTGTCATAACGTTTCTTTTTAATTATACTTTAATATACGAATCAATTTTTAAAGACACTAGTCCTTAATTAAGCAGTAAGGTGGCCTGCAATTTATTGCAAGCTTTTCTTTTATTTTAACAAACGTTCCATCACAGGTCATTCTGATGGGCTTATCCTGGGTATGTTTTGTTGTAGGAGAACATCCAAACTCATTCATTTACCAACACGAATACGCTATTTTCCGCCATGTTTTGTAGGTCCTGGGGATATTTCTGTGTCCTAATGCTGTTGCTATCCGTTACCCGTTTCCATTATGGAGAATACATTGTATTCAGTAATACATATGTGAAGGTAATGCCTTTTTATTGCTTTTCCAACTATTTTTTTAATTTCTTTTACCCCCCTCTCCCCCAAGGGGGACGGGGGAGTCGCATTTTTTGTATATATTTTTGGAAAGAACGTAAAGGGGACGTGGCGATGTGGGGAAGGGTTAGACCCTAACATTCCCTAACACACCCTTAGTGACCTATATTTTCCACATACTATTTTAATTAATTTTCATTTCATTTGATAATTGACGTTTTGTGGTGATTGACATCCTTTCGGTAATTTCTGTTATTTATTGACGTTTTTCGTTCCGTGACGATTTTCATTGGTAATTTTTATTTTATGATAATTTCCGTTTTGTGGTGATTTTCATTGACGATTTTCATTCCCCATGTTGATTTTCATTCCACATAAACTAATCTAAACATTAGTTTAGCTTACATGTTAATTTCTATTCCTTGCGTTTATCTGTTGGTGATTTCTATCTTTGACGATTTCCTTGATAATTGACGTTCCTCGTTTTATACACGTTAAAATCCAATTAATTCAATTAACATTTCCCCTGTTAATTTTCCATTTCTAGTTATTTCATAATTAGGATCCATTCCTACTTGCATCGCATAATTAATCAATTCATCTATTGAACTAAACTCCTCTACAAAATAATTACAATTTAAACTATACATTTTTTTCTTTTTTTATTTATATCCTGAATATACGATCTCTATTTTATGTTTCTTAGTCCTCTAAATCTTCTATAAATTTAGTTTTGGTAAGTATTTCTGTTCCCCATTCAATGTCATCATCCACTTCCTCACCTTCACCACGTTCTTCTCCTTCTATTATTTTCAATTCTGCTTCTTCTTGTGAATTAGCTTCAACAATATATTGTATTGTTTTAGTTGATTTTACTTCTGTTGTAATTCTAAATACTTTCATTTTTTTTTCTTAATTATATCGTTGCATAATAATATCAGCAAATGCATAAAACTGATCAAAATCATCCTCTCTCATTAATGTTACTGCACTTTGAAATTCTAATATAAATGCTTCTCGTTTTGGTGAATTATCAACCAATTCAATATCATCTGCTAAGTGTTCAATTTGTTCAAACATTTTTTCTTTCATAACTTTTTTCTCTCTTTATTTATACCGTAATATACGAAATTTATTTTACTAATCTATTTCCTCTTCTACAGTAATTACTTCACTTCCCCAATCATATTGTTCATCAAATGTTATTCCATCACATCGGTGTTCTCCGTTTTGTAATTGTTCAAGTGCTTCCTCTAGTGAATCCGCTTCAATAAGATATTCTATTGTTGCTTTTACTTGTACCTCTGTTTCAAATCTGAATTGTCCCATTTTATCTACTTGTTACTGATTCGATTACTTCTGTTCCTGAATTGATCATTGCTATTACTCCACCCCACATATTTTCATCTGCTTCCCATTCTACTTCGTGTTTTGCATGTTTCATTTGCCAATTACTTATTGAAAATCCCATTCCATCTATTTTAAAATCACCTTCACTATTTTTCTTAAATCTTAAATAATGAACATTATCACACATACATGATACTGTTTTGAATATGACCTCTCTAGCTCCTTCTTTAATAGTTAATTTAGGTTGGTTTAATCTTAATTCTCTGTATTTACTCATAACTTTTTATTTTTTCTTTTTTTATTTATACTGTAATATACGAACTTTATTTTAAATCTCTATTTCCCTAAAATTTCATCTAAATTTTCTTTAATATATTCCTTTACATCACTATACTCAAATCCATCATTTAACATTTGATCTGCTATTTCATTAATAGCTGTTGTTAATTGTACTGCTGATTCGAATGTTAATAGATTTTCAATTCGTTCTCTTTTTTCAAAATTCATGTCTTTCTTTTTTATTTACTGAAATATACGAAAGCCCCTTTAATTTGGGGCTTCCTTTACTAAATTTTATTTTAATTTATTCCTCTGTTGAATTTTCATCTTCAATGTCATCTTCTTCCTCAACCATAAATTCATCAAGTACTGCATTTACATGTTCCATTATTTCATAAACATTAACATCTATATCAGTTACTCGAATAGTATTATTGTAATCTAATTCCAATTCTACACTATCTAGATCAACTAAACCACGACTATTATTATCCATTACTAACTCAATTTTGTTAGATATTTTATCTACTAGTTTTGGGGTAAGTCCTCCTGTCTCAATTTGTTTAATCAATTCAATTACTTTATCAATATCAACTGTTGATGATAATACTTTTGCTGTTTCTAGTTGTTCAATTAAATGTTCTTTTTTCATATCTTTTTCTTTTTTTATTTGAGTGAAATATACGAAAGCCCTTTTAAATAAGGGCTTCCTTTTTTGTTTTCTCTACTATAAAAGAAATTGCTCTTTGGTTTTCTGGTAATGTATTATCTGGTTTAATTCCCAAATCTTCCATTAACCCGTTTATTTTAGCCCAATCTGATACTGAACGTAGTGTAATGTTATTATCTTTTCCAAATAGACTTTCATCTACTTTAATTTGTAAAAATAATTCTGCTTCTTTTTGTTGAATTACTTCAATCATTTGTTTTTTTGTCATAACCTTTATTTTCTTTAATATACGAACTTAAATTGGATAACCTATGTCCCTTGCTCCAAAATCTAGCTCTTCCATTTGAGCTAGTATTGCTAATGCTTCCTCGTCACTCATTTGTTTAGTTTCATTTTTAACTTTAAATCACTAATTGTCATTTCAACAAAACCAGCAGTCATTATTGGTGTTTTTCCACTTTGCTCTACTTTTTCAATTTCAGCGATCATATCTGCTTGTACTTTGTCTAATCCATCATTGATTAGAAACTTCTCAAAACCATTTAATTTGCTCATAACTTTTATTTCTTTTTTTATTTATACTGTAATATACGAAATTTCTATTAAATCTCCTATGCCCTCATTACTAAATTTAAGGGCACATTAAAACCGTCCGGATCAATTACAGGTACAAATTCACCTTCATCTTCATCCATCACGTATTCAATATCTAACCAATCTGTAACATCACAATCTTCATTATTTATTACTAGTTTTGCTGCTTCACCACAATCTGAGAGTATAACACCATAACCACAACAATTTGAATATGTGTAATAACCATGGATTTTTTCTTTTAACATAACCTTTATTTCTTTTTATACTTTAATATACGAAATCTATTTTAATCTTCTTCGTCCTCTATTTCAAACGTTTTATTTTTTAATTCTACTTTAAGTGCGTCCAATTCTTCTTTTAATCGTTCAATAAACGATTCTTCTCCATCATCACCTGCCAATAACCAATCTATACGTTGAGCATATATTTCTGCTTTGCGGAGCATTTCATAGCCTTTTTTAAATTCCTCTATAATTTCATCTGAGTATTTGTAGTGGTTTAGGTCCTCTGGGTATTTTTCGTACCATTCTCTATCTCTGTAATAGCCTTCTTCTTTTAATTCACGTGGTGTTTTTGGTCTACCACTTCTAGCTATTTCTTGTTCAATATCATCAGCTATGTATCTGATTTTGTATTGGTTGTAATCAAATGTTCCTCCACTCATAATTTTCTTAATTTATTTTAATATACGAAATTTATTTTAATAACCTTCGTCCTTTACTATCCAACCTTTATCAATCAAATGACCAATAAACCCTCTAAATTCAGCTATGCCTTGTTCATCTAACATTTCCTCTGCTTCCGGCATACTTTCAGGATTTCCTTCATAAACACCTATAAACCATCTAGGATTATCTGAATTATCTTTTTTCCAATCATCTCTATTTGCAGGGCGTTTATCTGTTATTTCAACCCAGGAATCAGCATAAATATCTGTTAAATCTTTTGCTTCGTCTTTCAATATAACTGTTGCTTCAAAACACCATTCATCTGATTCCCAAGTACAACTTAAACTATTTGTAACATCTCTTGGTTTGATTTCCACTATTGGTAATGTAGATGTTTCTCTAACATACCATACTCCGTCTACTTGTATTCTATCTTTCATTTTCTTTTTAATTTATTGGAATATACGAAAAGGGTATTAAATACCCTCTTCCTCTAATTCTTCTACTAAAATATCTACTGTTGAACGTCCTAATTTATTTACTAACCAAATACCACCTATAGTTAAACAATAAATATATTCTATTCCACTTTCAAACCCATAATCAAACAAATCTGGTACATTTGGAAATGTTTTGAAATGTAAATCTTCTCCTCTATCACGATGATATGCTATTGTCCATAAGATTGATTCCCCTAACGCTGAGATATCCCCTAGTTCCATTAGTTTTTCGGTTTTTTCTCTATCGTAGTGGTTAAATAATTTTTTACCTACTCCATCTAAATAACCATCAAAATGACAATAAATTGATGTTACTGTTCCGTCTTGATTTTCAATTGCTATTCTACTTCTTGTTGCCATAATTTTTCTCTTTATTTATACTGTAATATACGAAATTTCTTTAATATCTTCTATTCCTCTATTTTTTATCAATTATCACTTCAACTTTAATTTCTCCATCTACAAAACGACTAACCTGAAAGTATTCTACTTCATCCATTGCTTTAATGTCTTTCTTTAATTTGTTTAAAGTTGTTTTATTTTTAATTGAGCCACAACTAAATGCAGGTGAATCAAAATACTTGATTCGATATGCTCCATACGGGTTTGTGTTTTTAACTATTTTCCAATCATCATCAGTCAATAAGTCTAGTCTTTTATTTCTATCTTTAATTGTTGCTGAGTAGTGGTAGCCACAATTTTGGCAATTTACATATTGTTCTCCTGTTTTGTAATAGAAATCACTAAACGCTTCGTGTTCACAGTTTGGACACTCTATTTCATCTATAAAACTTCCCATTTTAATCTTCTCTTGTAATACTTTCTAAACCAAACAAATAAGCTAATACTGTTTCTTCCATTCCTTCATAACATGTAAGTTCCATTGATGTTAATATCTCAGCTACAGTTGATGAATTTTGTACCTTTTCAATAGCTTTCATACAATGGTTAGTGTTAGTTTTGATTGTTTTAATAATATCTTCAATTTGATCTACTGTATCGTCGTCAATATCTTGTATTGACATTTTAACATCTTGTAGCATATCAAATTCAAAATCTTCAATATGTCCTTCTAACATATTTATAACTCGTTGCTTACCTTCTTTAAAATTAAATTTCATAACTTTCTTATTTTCTTCAAATATACGACCTTCTTTTTGCTGAGAAACTTCCTCTACTTTTGTAAATTGATGTTCAAAATAACCACCATCTGCTTGTTCACCTGATAATTCATCTCGAATCCATTTTACAAAAACATATTCTTCATCATTCCATCCAATGTAATACTCTTCAACTATAGCTGTTGCTCCTTTTTTAGCTGCGTATGTACCTTCTCCTTCAAATTCTACTATGTCTCCTTTTTTAAATTTCATCTTCTAATTTCTTTTTTATTCCATCCAATATCATATTTACCCCATCATATACTTCATCAATTAGATAAAGGTTAGGATGGTATTCATCTATAAGTTCATTTAATTGAAATACAAATGCTTTTAATCGTTCTGGGTTGTTTTCTGCAAATTTATTCATAACTTTTATTTTTTTCTTACTTGAAATATACGAAAGGCTCTTTAATTAGAGCCTTCCTTTTTTACTTGTTTTGAAAATTTATCTAACAATTCCTCTGAATTCATTTTCTCAAATTCAGCATCATATTTTTTATGAAGAATTTCTTTATTTTGATATGTGTTTAATGTAAGCTGAATGTAACTACCTGATTCAAATTTAACTTCAATAACATCAAATGTACCACTATATCTTGAATAGTCACTTTTAACCGTTATTGTAGCATTTGGGTACAATTTTGTATACTTTTCAACTGTACTTAGTTTTAAACCGTTTTTCTTTTTATATTCCTCCAACAATTGTTCTTGACGGGAATTGTATGTTTTTAATTTTTCAAGTAATGTTGCAGGTTTAATGTAGCGATAATTATCTTGAATAGTACTACAATTAACTTTATCTCTTTCAAATTCAATATTGAATGTAGAATCAACCAATTCATTTGGTTTTGAATATGTATCAAATTGTTTTCCTTTCAAAAAAATACCCCCACCAATTGCTTTATATGTTATTTCAGCTCTAAAATCAGTTTTGTTATAGGAATAACCTATTGTTGTTTCATTAGTAACAGTTTCTACTTTAAATGTATTAACAAAATCAACATCTTTAACAAAACCATTGTTGATAAGCAATTGCTCGCGTTGTTTGTTTATACTCTCATTTGTATTAGCAATATCTTCTCTAATTTTGATAAATTCTGCTATTTTTTGTTCTTGTTCAGGTGTAAATAATATACCATCAAATAAACTTAATTGAATTCCTTCTTTCATAACTTTCTTTTTTTATTTATACTTTAATATACGAAATCTATTTTACTTTTCTTTGTCCTTCATTAATTCTTCTCCAAAATCAGAATTTTTACACCACAATTCCCACATTGCATTAAACCATGCTGGGCCATCTTCTTCATATGTTAGTCCTTCAACAGTTGCATGTGTGTTTCTAACCAAAAACGCTGTCCAATTTAATAACCAAGGTTCCATTTTCTTTTAATTTATACTTTAATATACGAAATCTCTTTTAAATTAACTATTCCTTTTTGCTAATATCTTTTGATATTCTTCTTCACATAAAGTTGTATACCAACCTATATCTGTTCTCAATTGTCCTGGTTTGCCTGTTACCTCGCATGTTTGGTAGCTTAAATCTTCTGCTTTGCTTATACGCGCATGCATTTCATCTGATGCTTCATTGATATAGAAGCGTAGACCACCAAATTTTTCCTTTATTTGGCATACTTCTTTGTTCCAACCCAATTCAATCAAATCAGTGATAAGGTCTTTTATTAGTTGATACCAACCTGAATCGCATTCAAAGAATCCTGCATTCGTTATTGGTTCTCTATTTGAGTACATGCCATTTTCCAACCCACCTATGGATTGTAGAAAATCGTTCATTTCTTGTTCTGTCATAGTTGTTCTATTTCTTGTTTAACTTGTTGCCAACTCGTTAAAGAGCCTGCGATAAGGCCTTTAGCATGTGGGTGTAAATCTTCTGCTACTTCAAGTGATTCTTTTAAGTCTTTTAATATCTCATCTACTGCAATTAAAGCACATTGTTTAGCTGTTGGATGATAAATTATAGAATAGTCTGCTAACTTCTGTTTTCTTATGTTCATAAAAGCTTCAACTAGCTCTTCTGCTTTTTCTTTTGGTGTCATTTTATTCTGGTTCTTGGTATAATCCTGCTGATTCATCATCTTTCATCATTTGAATCAATTTTGATTCCCTAACATATTTTCGAATTAAAGCAATAATTACTTTAGGTTCCTCAGCAAATTTTATTTTATCATCATTTTTAATTCCAAACCAAGCAATGTTGAAACCATGATTTGCTGTAAAATCTTCTGATTTAATTCGAATACCATTTACTTTATCTAAGTAGATCCATGGATAATTTCCAACCAATTCTATTTCGATACCACAACGTCTTAATCGTTTAACTAAAATTGAAATTACGTCTTCTCCCATTTTTTTAATTTAATTTAATATACGAAAGCTCTCTTACGAGAACTAGTCCTTTATTTTGTTAACCAACCAATACTATTCAAATATAAAAGAAATGCTTTAAATTCCTCTAAACCTTGTTTATCAAACATTTCTCTTGCATCAATCATTGAATCAGGATTATCTTCTAACACACCAAACATAAAGTTCGGATTATCAACATCATCTTCAACCCAATCTTTTCTATCTGCAGGACGTTTATCTGTTATTTTAATGTATGGGTCCGGGTAATGATCATCTAATGTTTCTGCTCCATCTAACATAATCACAGTTGCAACAAAACACCAGTCGTTTGATTCCCAAATACGTTCCATACTGAATGTAATATCTTTTTCTTTTATTTCAGGTGTTGGGTTAGTTTCTCTAACATACCATACACCGTTTACTTGAATTCTTTCTTCCATATCATTTATTTTCAGTTATTTCAATTAACTTTTTAAGACAAGCAAATTCTGCTTCTTCATAGGTGGTAAAATTTTCAAATCCATGTTCATTATTTCCTAAATCTTCCCATCCACTACAAAAACCATCACCACTAAAGTTAATAAAATTACATAATTGATACTTCTCTCTAAACCATCTAAATGCTTGTTGGTATAGTGGTGCTGATGTAAATCCTCTTCTTGAGTAGTTAGGGGATGTATTTTTCATGTTGTCTAAAACAAATTCATTTTCAACCCCATAGTATCCAAAACAAGGTTCATCAAATCCAAGTTGCTTCATCTTTAAAGCTAACTCATAAGGTACAAATTCTTTTTCCATTCTCTTAATTTTCTCAAATATACGAAATTTTTACTTTAAAACCTATTCCTTTACTTTAATATAAAATACATTGACAACAAAGCACCTATTGTATAACCTAAAGAACTAGCCAATGCTAAAAAAAACCTACCTTTCCATGTTTTTTCATCTGCAACAAAACCAGCAAATGGTAAAGCAATAAACGGACCTACAAATGCCCAAAACATTGTGCTTGTAATGCTTTTATCTGCTACTGAGCTGATGTACATTGTACTTCCAACTTCTAAAATTAGAGCTGATATAGAAATGATTAAATACCTATTCATGGTAATTAAAGCAAACAGCCATATATGTTGGTACATAAAACATTTGTCCTGCACATTCATTATATTTTGTATGTTCTTCGTGTGGCAGGACTTCAAAGTATGACTTTTCCTCGTCATACGAAATTAGACGTGCTTTCATAGTTGGAGAGATGTTGGTAAATGTTACTCTACCAACTGCCTCTCTAATATGGTTAAGAGTTTTAACACGTTGTGTTACTTGTCTCATTTTTTCATTCTATAAACTATAAATGCAATCAAAAGAGCTGTTCCTGCAATCAGTATAGCTGCTGAAATTGGTATCCAAAGCGGGGCTGTAACCCACCACCAACTCCAAGTAATATGACCTGTTAATTTTAAAGTCATAAATATAAGGAATAGTATCATACCAATTCCAATTCCGTTTGTGTTTGTTTTTTTATCGCTCATTTATATATTTTTCTGTTATTTTAATTTGACGCTCTAATATGTCTATATACTTGTCACGTGATTCAATGTCTTTCTTTAAAATTTCAATTATTTCCTGTTGAATCTCAATTATTTTCTCTAGTTGTTTTCTCTTCATTTTTATTTTCTTTAGATTCTTTTATTTCAGCATAAATTATAGCATAAACAATTGTTAGAATAAATAGAAATAGTGTTTCTACTGTGAAAAAATAAAGCCCTGCTACTATAGCGGCTAATACTAAAAGTGTTGTTGTTGTTTGTAAATGTGTATTCATTTTCTTTTTTTTAATTTATGTTAATATACGAAATTTCTTTTGCTCATAAACGTCCTTTTTTAAAAAACCTGCCGTATGTTCGTATCCACACGGCAGGAAAAGAAACGGTTATGAAGCGTTTTGTAGTCAGAACAGGATTCGAACCTGTAAGTGGGTTTATTCATTTCATTCTTATATCACCCTTTCATATAATCTTCTAGATAGCGTCTAACCAATTCCGCCACCTGACTATTTTTTGCTTAGGCAGCTATAAATTCAGCTGCCATTGCAAATAATTTTTGATTGATTTCTAGGTCTTGTTTGAAATTTTTCACTTTACGTGCTTTTCTTATTTTAGCACCTGACATATATGTGAATCCTCCATCCAATATTTTCTCTTGGATCACATTAAATACTGACCATAAATCACTGCCTTTATCTTCAGGGCGAGTTGGTTCAAGTAACAAATCTAAATCAATGTTCATTGCCTCAACTTGTTCTTCCTCGAATCGAGTTGTCAATGCTTTTTTAGCTAATTCTTTTGCTTGCTCCTCATTCAATTGGATAGCTTTCATTTTATTCATTGATTCAACTGTTAATGGTAATTGTTCAACCATAGCACGGATTTGTGTTTGCAATTCCTCAAATGTGTAACCCATGTGACGCATTTTTACATCATTGAATTGCTCAGTGGAAATAACTAAACCATTTTCACATACCAAACGAAACAAACCAGCTGTAAATGTAAATGCATTTTTTCCGTCATTTGAATTTGTTAATAGGATTTGTGGAAATACTGTATCACCATCTGCTCCATTAATTACTACATCTGGGTTACGGAATACAACTAAGTGTTTTTGGAAACCAACACCTTTTCTCGCTTTAACTTCTTTAGCATCAATTACACTCCATCCTAATTGAGCCATATCCTCAATTACTTTGTAAGTTGGAATATGTGTGAATTTAGATGAAACTGTTGGGGAAGCTGTTTCGGTGAATACTGATTTTGCTCTTTCTTTGATTTCGTTGGTTGTTAAAAAACCATCACTTTTCAAATTTAACATAACTTTTCTTTTTTTAATTTAACTTTCTTTTCTTAATTTACTTTAATATACGAAAACTTTTTTAAATATCCAAATTTTATTTGTAAAATTTATTATCATCTATTTCAAAATCGAAATCATCTTCTACCTTGTAATAGTCATCTTCTATTTCCAAATCATCAAATTCATCTTCTGGGTCTCTATATTCAGGTAACAATCCAGCTTTCTCTACTATCCACCAAACTCTATCTTTGAATAGATCAATTGAAGTGCCATTTATTTCTGTAATACCATTTTCGGTAAGTAATGCTAGTTCCATAATTAACTCGCATGTTAAATCATCAATTTGCTCTGTTGTCAATTCACCTGCTTTGAATTTTGTCTTTAAATCCAAAAATTTTGTCTCGATAATGTGTTTTTCTTTCTTTGCCATAACTTTTATTTGTTTAATTCGTCTCTAATAACTACTGCCAGTTCATATTCTTCATTTTCAATAGCGTATTGTAACATATCTTCAATTAATGCTCTAAAATCACCATCAAACGCATCATCAAGAATACGTTGTAATCTTATTTTATCATCAATGTCTAATTTACTATCTCTGATAATTGGGTAAAAATCATTGTTGCTTCTTGCTATTTGCTCTAAAATTCTTCTTTCGTTCATAACCTTTATTTTTTTCTTACTTGAAATATACGAAAGCCCTCTTACGAGGGCTATTCCTCTTTTAAAGAGCTAATGCGTATTGATCAGCTAAGCTAAATAATTGCTGATTTAAAATAATATCAGTGTTGAAATTAGATACATCAGCAGTTAGATTTTCTTGTACTCTGTTGAATACTGTCCATAAATCATTGCTTTCATCTTCAATTCGATTAACTGAAAGTAAATCATTTATAGTAATGTCAGATATTTGATCTTCGCTATATCTTAATTGAGCGGCTTTATGAGCAAATTCTCTTGCTTCCTCTACAGTCATATTTTTGTTTTGTAATATACCAAAACTCTCTAATACTTTATCTGTTTTGTTATTTACTGATTGAATAAATCGCTGTAAATCTCTAGCATTAATTTCGGTATGTTTGATTTGCGTGCTTTCTCCGTGTTGATCAAAAGCAATTGCTCCATTGGAACATACCTGTCTATATATTCCTAAATCCATTGTTAATGGTTTATTTCCGTTACAACTATTTGATATAGTAAGAGATGATACAGCTTCTGTTTTACCTAGTTTATTTTTTAAACTGAAATCAGGATGATGTAATTGAACATAATTTGATGTTATTTTACGATTTTTTCCTCTTTGTTCAGCTACTCCTTTTAATAGCCAACCATCGTTCTGTAACATTTCAAGTACTTCTAATGTTGGAATATAGAATGGTTTTTGTTTGATTCGTTGAACATTTTTAATGTTGTTTGAATCTAATGTGTTAGCAAATGCTACTGCTTTGTTGATGTTGTTATCAACAGGGATAAATTTGTACTTCATAGTTTTTCTTTTTTAATTATACTTTAATATACGAAAGGGAGATTACTCTCCCTATTCCTTTAATCAGCTTTTTCCATCTCGTATGCGTAATGTACTCCTTCGTTATAGATTGAAAAGAATACTTTAAAGTCCTTATCGCAATCTCTATTTTTTTCAAAAAACAACGAACGCTCTAATCCATCTTTACTTCTTTCTACTTTACAAAATGCTTCCATCATATGTTTCAATCTGTTTGATCCTGCAAAATCATCTGATTTTGTTACTTGTTGAATATTGATGAATGATGTATAGTAACCGTTTTTATTTTTACCTTTTTTAGTATCGTCTTGTAACTTCAAAAACCATGATTCAGCTTGTTTTGATGTACCTCCGTTTTGATCTTTATACATATCTAATACTTCTGCAATTGAATCTATTCCTATTACATCATATCCTAAGTTAAATACATATTCAATCGTTTCCTTTACATTGCTCATATGATCTTTCAAAAACAATGTTTGAACACAACTAAATGAAGGCATTCTTCTACAGTATTTGTAATGTCCTATTTGATCCATTTCTCCTTGTATCAACAAACATTTCAATCCTTGCATAGTAAATTTAGATAACATATCCATTACTATAGTTGATTTACCTGAACCTGGTCCGCCTGCAATCATCATTGACGTACCTGGCATTAAACCGCCTTCAGTAGATAAAATAACATCTATTTCTGTATTTGTTTTTAATGGTCTAAATAACGATTCATTGAATTGTAAATCACTACCTCTAAATAGTTTTACTTCATTTGGATTAAACTCTACAATTGGAGCTTGTTTTGCTGGTCTTCCTCTTCGCTTCATTTCTCTTTTTTCAATTTTCATAACTTTTCTTTTTTTAATTTATACTTTAATATACGAATTTACTTTAATATCTTCTATTCCTCTGTTAATGATTTTTAACATTACGTTCCCAATATACATAACCAGGAGTAGTATCTTCAATTGGGGGATTTGCTTTTGCGTTGAAATATATTCCTATTGATAGTATTGTATTCAACCAAAACCATATAGCATATTTACCTGTATGTCCTTTAATATACCATCTAACAAACCAAATTGCTAATCCAATTACAAATAAAGATGATATTAATTTAAATATTGCTTTCATTTTCTCAATTTATACTTTAATATACGAACTTTCTTTTAAATATCTTTGTCCTTTACAAAAAATATTTTTCTAATTTAAATGAAGTCCCTCTTTGAATTGTTTTAACTTGAGAGTCGTTTGTTAATGGTTTAGCTTCATCTAAATCATCACTAAATGCTGGGTAACCGCCTTTCAATCCACAGAATACTTGAGCGTATTCGTTTAGAACTATGAATTGAATTTCTTTTTGTTTGAGTTTTTTATCTAATACTATTTTCATTCCCTTTTATTTGACGGGAATATACGAAAGAGATTTTAAATAACCTCTTCCTCTATAATTTCTGCTTCTTGAACAGTTTCAACAAACATAAAATGTATTTCATTTCTCAATACGTGATCAACTTTGTATAGAGTTTCCATACATTCTTTAACCATATCTAACTCAATTTTACCACTTGCATGAGTAAATGATGCTAAAGGTATTTTTTTATGTATAATATAATATTTGTCGTTATGTTTGTATAGTTGTTTCATTTAATGTTATATTGTTTTTTAAATGATGCTATAAATGACTTTCCAATCCCAATATCAACCACATCACACCCATCTGGTATGAGTGGCTTTCGTTTTGAAGGGTTCAATATTGTGTCAACTTCAGATTCAGTAACCAACATATAGTATTTTTTTCCAGTTGGTTTTTTATATACTACCACTATTGGTATTTTTTCCTCTGATGGTCTGCCTTTACCCTCGTGTGTTATTTTCATTTTAAGTATTTTTTACGTAAAATTAAATCGTAGTAATTGATTGTTTCCTCTCCTTCTTTTGAATGTCTAGTCCAAATGTTTGGAAATTCTGTTTTACATTGCTCAATACGCTCTGCTTTTGATTTTATTTTGTCAGTGTAATATTCATAGTATATCCATGACTCCCAATAATGATCTTGTTCAGGTGCATTCCATGTAATTGCTATTTGATATCCAAAAAACACAAATGACCAAACTGGAGCCCATTCAAAACGAATATCTTTATCTGTCCATTTTGTTTTCCATCCCAATTCAACAAAGTCAATACCAATACGTTTGTTTTTTGGGTAGGTATATCTCATTGCGCGAGCATATGCAGTGTCATAATCGGGTACTGTTTGGGGTGATCCATATTTTGCATTGCGTTCATTAAAATCTTCTACACGTTTTATCTGGCGTAATGCATCTTCGTGAGCTAATGCCGGAGTTGCTTTAACCCATTTACGTGGGTAGAAGTATGGTGTACCAACAGCTGTTTTCCCAATATAAAACCTTGGTTTAAGTGGTTTGAATGGAGAGAAATATGCTTTTAAATATCTTAAATTTTTCATTTTTTCTTTTAATATACAAAACCTTTTTTAAATAACCTAGTCCTTTAATCCCACCAAGATTCAATATTCTCCTCTAGTATTTTAAATAATAGTTTACGAGAGCGTTCTTGATTTTCATGTGCTACAAACATTGCAATTCTACGTTTGTCATTTGAATCCATAATATCGTCTTTTTCTAGATATTTGGATAATGCATCTCCACCATTTAGTACTTTTTTGTATTGTCTAGGATATTTGGCAAAGTATTCATCGTAACTTTCTGAATGTGTGGTGTCTTTTATTTCAAACCATTGTTTGGTCTCGTCTGTTGGAACAAATTCATATTCAACATCGTGGTAGTCTAGATGTTCAGTTCCATATAGATCTTCTATTTGGATTTGAATTAAACGAGCACATAAAAACATTTTTTCAGCATCACGTTCTGCTTCAGTATGGAAACCATTTTTATGAATATGTTGTGCTTGAAATTCTAGTTTGGTTTTAAGTATTTTGTAAATATAGTGTTGATCCCAATCTCGATCTTCCCATATTACAGGAAACCATTTCCATAGGTTTTTAACACCATTAGCAAAGTTTTTATGATAATATCTACCATCAAATTTCCACCACAATCTAATTCTTTCGATCATATTTTAAATAATTCGTAATTGCTATTTTGTGTTTTGAATTTAATATAGTCTTCTTTTTGCTCTACAATTTCAGTTACATCTGTGGTTTGCCAAACAAAGAACTGATTGAATGGAGACATTAATAATGATCTACCTATTGCTGGTTCTGTATGTTTTTCTTTGAAACGTCCTTCTTCATTGAATTCCAACCACATTACATCTTCTGATTGTTTTGTTAAGCCATCACGTTCTCTTACGAGCCTATATTTTGGTTGAACAGTTATAACTTCAGCTAAATCTTCTAGATTAACTGGTATTTTAATTTGATTCAGTTTGCTCATTTGTTGTATATGTTAAATTGCTAAATTTCAATCCCCACATTAATCCAATCATTTGCATTTGACGCTCAGCCATTTTAGCATAGTATCTGAGATTCTTCATAAGATATTTCTTGCCCCATTTTTGCCATTCATCATATTGAGTTTCAGTCATAGTCCATTCTTGATACCAAGCATCTTTACGATCCTTTACATCATCATATGTCACATTATGACCAGCAATTTCAAACATTTTGTTGATCATATCAACAACCATTTGTTTTTCTTTTTCGTCTCTACTTAATCTCTTTGCCATCTTATTTTTTCTTTTAATATACAAAACTTTTTTTAAATATCCTATTCCTTTTACAACCACTTAATCTCATTAGTGATATTGTCCCATTCAATTGTTAATGGTAAATTTGTATACATGTAACGCTCATTTAACACTGCTGCATTTATAAAATGTGTATACCCATTAAAATAATATCCTGCGCTACCATGAATATGACCAAATACATGTATTTTTGGTTTGATTTGATCTACTCGATAACGTAACATTTCACAACCAACTCGCAAACTTGAACCACCTGGTATATCTAAGTGCCCATAAGGTGGGCCATGTGTAATTAATATGTCTGTATTGTCAGGTATAGCATCCCAATGTGCTTTCATTTCATCCCCATTTCGAGGTAAATTGAATGCCCAATTGTAAAATTCAGGTTGCCACGGTGAACCGTAAATGCGAATGTTGTCTTCTGTATGTTCTCCGTTTGGTCCATCATAATAATCAACCCAAGATTCATCTTGTAGATATTCTATTGTTTTATATTCATCTAAAATGAATTTAACCCATTCAGGATCATTTTCAAATAAACGATCGTGATTACCAGCAATGAATATTTTATCTGTATAGTTATCTATTTTATCAAACCACTCTAGAAATTGAGTTGCTTCTGTTTGATGATAACCTGAGTTCATAAAATCACCGGCATGAATTAATATATCTCCACCTGGTAAATCTTTATTTAGTTGGTTATGTTTTCCGTGAGTATCTGATATAAATGTAATTTTCAATTTCATATTTTTAATATACAAAAGAAAAATCAGATATCCAAATTATCTTATAGTTTTCTTTGATGTACCATCGTTATATATTTCAAACACAACTCCTTTATATCCAGGCCCTACTTCTTGTCCAGCTAAATTAATATATTTAACTACTTGTTTATTATTTGAGTTGTCTAGAGCAATTGGGCCATATATTTTAAATTGACCATCAATATCATATTGAACTAGTCTGTAATAGTGAATTGTAAATTGATTAATTACATCTAAATATGAATAATTAATTTGGGTAGTTGAGTTTACTGCTGATGCTTTTGTTCCAACTACTCTCCATTCAATTCCATCTGTTGAACGTTCTATATCAAAATAAGATGAATTATGTTCTGAGGCTGTTGCCCATTTTAACATATTGAATGTTGGGTATTTTATTCCATCAAAATATAGAAGTTCAACTGGAAGTGGTTGGGTGGTTGATACTGAAAGTTTAAATGTTCCTGTTGTTCCACCTCCATACTCCCAAACACGAATATAAATTGTTTCATTAGCTACAAAATCTGATCGGGTAATATAAGACATTGCCCCATTTGGACTATCATCATCATCGCATTCAATTTCAGTTAACGAGCCAATTGTTCCTCTATAAATTGACATTCCAGCATCTGTAATATCACCCGTTTGTGTATCGAATTCTAAAGTATTTACATTAAATGGTGGGACTGTTATTTTGAACCAAACATCCTCCCCAGCGTATGAAGCACATGATGGTGTAGATTCTGTTGTTGTATTTGTTGAATATAAGTTTGTATATGTTGAATATGTTACGGTACTATTTACAGTTAATTGAATAGCATTACTTGGATTATCATTTGAAGGCGGTGATGGTGGGGCAGTACATGTTCTACTTATTGTGAAAGTACCAGTAGTAGTATTACCTGCTGAATAGTGAGCAATCCAAACATAATATTGTTGTGAATTTGTTGTGGTAAATATATAACTTTCAGCAACATTTGATATATTATCATCTTTAGAGGCAATAATTGAAAATGAGCCACATGAATTACCTGTTAAAATAACCATTTCATGATCAAATACTGCTGTAGAAGAAATTGTTGTTTGCTGCCCATCTCCTGTAAATGAATACCATACTCCAAAATTGGAAGTTAATGCACTTGCTGGGGGAGTTTCCGATATAGCATTTACTGTTGTACCAGCTAAATTAGATGTTGCACAAGGTAAAGATGTTGCTCCTGAACATAAATCGTTTGATGGGGGTATTATTGTTGTAAACGACCAAGTAGAACATCCTGTTGCTAAACCAACCGAATTTCTAGGAACAATTTTCCAATAATAAGTTACACCAGTAGAAAGTGTAGGTGTATATGAAGTACCAGCTTGATTTGTTGATACTAATGGAGGTGTTGCAGAATTTCCAAAATAAACATCATATCCAGTAGCTCCACTTGCAGCTGCCCAAGATAAAACTTGATTTGTTGCTACATTTGTTGCACCATTTGTAGGTGCTGTTGGAGACGCCACACATGAAGGGGCTGTACTTGCTGGAGTATATGTTACTGTAATATTGTCAATTAATGCTGGAGTTGATCCTGCCGAACTATCATTTCTCCAAGTAAATATTATTCTTCTTGTTGTTCCAGCTACCCCAGTCAATGTGTATGTAGTTGTTGAACATATAGCACTATTTGAAATGGTTCCTAATAGTACTCTATTAGCATTTGCTGTAATTAAAGTTCCCGCTGTTGGTGCAAAAGTATTTATACAAGACCAAGTTTGTAAATAGTCACAAGTAGAACAAGTAGTTTCTCCAACAATTTTCCTATTAAAACTTAGTTGTATACTTGTAGCCCCAGCAGGAATTACTACATCAAAATATGCATGAACAACAGAAGTAGATGTGTTTGTGTAAGTGTATGCTGATGAATTATTACTTATGTAAAGAGCTGATAAACCATTGCATTGATTTGCTGAGCCACGAAACCATTTATTTGTTTGAGTTCCATTTGTTAAAGTTAATGAATTAGCTGATTCAAATGTTTCACTGAAAGCAGTGGTTTGGGCATTTAAGGAAATGCCTATCAATAAAAAAATAAATAAAATTAGGTTTCTCATATCAAAAAAATTAATACTCACTTGAAGAACCTTTGTAAGAAACCCCCATCTTCCATGGGCCGGTTGAGTTTTATTTATAAATATTTTAAATTAATAAAAGCATATACATTTTAGCAGGGTTAATTACTATTTATCGTTATCCTTTGAGTATTTGTTTAGTAAATTCTTTAGCTTTTTCATGTTTATGTATGTTTTCCATTGTTTTGGAAACCATGTTTAAGTCATGATTGATTGATTTTATTTCCTTCCCAAAATCAGTTAATTGTTTTTTTATATCCAATACCTTTTCTAGTAAAAGCAAACAAAACGCTAAAAGTATTCCAATAATAATTTCCATATTTTTAAATTTTATTTCCTTAATATAATATTCCCTCTTTAAATAACCAAGAAAAAAGAAACCCTACTTTACAGTAGGGTTAAAGTGGAGGATAAGAGATTCGAACTCTTGACTTCTGCCGTGCAAGGGCAGCGCTCTAGCCAGCTGAGCTAATCCCCCAATATGTAGTAAAATAGAGTAAATGCTAAACCAAATACTACTCTTGCTACAACAACATATATTAGAGCCCACATTGGGCCTACAATAGCATATAATAAAATAAATACTCCAATAACTATGAATAAATTTCTCAATAATTTAAAGAAATGCCATCCATCAGTTAATCCAACAAATAAAGTTGTTGAACCAGGAAAACGTGGACCAGCTAATGGGTCTTTGTTTTTATATTTATTATACCAGGATATTTTTGGATCCCAAAAGTACTTTTTTTTAAAGCAATAGAAAATAGATGATTCGTAATGAAATTGTAATGTATCCATTATCGCTTCACATAATCCTGCTATTCCAAAACAAGCTATACTAGCTATAGTATAAAATACTATTTTAAATACTATTTCCATTGTTTTTTCTGTATTGAAGGTACCAAACTAAATTTGCTGTAAAACCTCCATACACTGCAATGAATGTAGCTATTTTCAAATACCAATCATCTAGGTAACCATTTGCTAACCAAAATGGCCATAAAATACTTGCAACACCCAAAAATATAATTGATAATATGCTAGTTATGTTGTTCATGTTTATACATATTAAGCGGAAGTGGTAGGATTCGAACCTACGGAACCCTTTCGAATTCACTGGTTTTCAAGACCAGCCTTTTAAACCGCTCAAGCACACTTCCGTTTTGTTATACATATTAAACTCTAGTTTTATTTCTAAAAGTATCTGTTTGACAATGGCAATTTGGACAAAGAAATCTTAAATTACTTTTTCTATGTTCTTTCCCATTTCCGTTAATATGGTCTAAATCTAATGTAATTGATTTTCCTCTCCATTCATCTAACCCACATTCAGAACATATGTAAGGAATTAAATTATATTTTTTTATATTTGTCAAAATAGCAGCCCTAGCTATGTTTATTACTTTATCTGAGTTCCAATCTTCTAGATTAAATACTTGGTTGGGATGACCTTTTGGGAATTTAATCGTATTTTTTCCTCCTACATTGGGTCTCCAACATCCTAACTGTTTAGCTTTTCCCTTTAACCATCTGATGCTTACTCCAAGTTTTAAACTTGCTTCCCCCATGTTTATACTCTCAGTACAAACTTTTACTATAATATCATTTTCAATTTTGATCATAAAAAGGCTATTTTCATTCGGTTATACATATTACCGTATTCTGCCTTTTCACAAAATCCCACTAAACATTTTTTAAACTACGAATTGTAGCTTGCAAATGTGTAATTGTATCACTTAAATTTTTTGAAGGAAATTGAGTATATTTTTCCTCTAATTTAGCTAGAACACTCTCTAGTGATCCAAGTTCCACTTTTATTTTCAATTGTTTTTCTTTCATGCGGTGCGTACGAGACTCGAACTCGTGACCTTCTATGTGACAGACAGATATTCTAACCAACTGAACTAACGCACCATTGAGCCGATGGAGGGACTCGAACCCACGACCTGCTGATTACAAATCAGCTGCTCTACCAGCTGAGCTACATCGGCAAAAAAAAAACCCTAGAGGTATCTATTGATCAAGTAGACCATCTAGGGGGTGATATTGGTTATATGGTAGTTCGTAAAGGCAACGCGTTTGCACTTACAAAGCATCCCAATTTCCCAATACCGATAAGTCCAGTGTAGTGAGCAGATCTTACGAGATGCTGTCTGGATCTGGGCCTATGGCTATCTCACCACAGGGGGGAACAAAAGACCTACCCTGGTACGCTCGATCGCGGTCACCACAGTCCAGAAGCGTGGTAGGTACTTGTTTATAAATATTTGAACTTCTAAAACCCACCATAGGGCAAGGAAACTCCATTCAATGTTTTTTGCGTGGTCAAGGGGGGACTCGAACCCCCTGCTGAGTATAGTGCGTTTACCCTTACGCAACATGACCATTGTAGTGGAGATTTGTAACCAACGCATGATCACCCCTACGTTTCGTTTCTTTTGTCTTCGGCACTCCACTGTTGCAAGTACTCCTTATCTTGCGCCGCCGTTCGTGAATCTTCCGAAATTCCAACGACTGTTACTGTTAACTATCGGAGTCAAGTAACTGCTGTTGTCCCACAAGGGCTCGAACCTCAACTCTTCTGAATCAAAATCAGACGTGTTGCCAGTTACACCATAGGACAATTTGCAGGACATCGCTTAACCTGCGGTGCTGCCAGCATTACACACCTTTGATGTTTCCATCACGCGATTTTTTTAATCGCAGGACCCGCTCCCTGCTCTGAACGTGTACTTTGTTCTATTAAGCGTTTTTTTGTAGTCCCACGGGGAATCGAACCCCGCTTTCTAGGATGAAAACCTAACGTCCTAACCGATAGACGATGGGACCAAATTTTATTTTCTTTTACCTTTTCTGATTGCCTCTGCTTTTACAAACGACAACCAACCTTGTAATGTCTCCAATCTTTGTTTTGCGCTAATTTTACTCATGTTTTTATTTTAAATATATAAATTTTACTTTACTAATCCAAGTTCTTTTTCTACTTCCCGAATATGCTTACACTTTCTATCTTTTGCTCTCCAAAATCCCATACAATTGCAACTTAATTTACCCATATTCTCTCTTACTGTATATGAACCCTCTGAACTAGCTGAATCAAATTTCCACGTATGTTTTTCTCTTGGTTTCTTTTCCTCTACTACTGTTGGGTTCAAATCAATTTCAACAATATCATCCAATGTTGTTTTTGGATGGCATGGTATGCCCGCTGGCATAATCATGGTTTTATCTGAGTATCTAACTATGGCTATGCATAAGTATGGATGTTTTTCTATTTGATATTTGAATGGTTGGCAGCTTGCGTGTTTGATGTTTTTAGTTTTGAGGGAAGTTTCACTGTTATGAACTACTTTCTCTACTTGCAACCCATCCTCGTATTCAATAAACATTTTACTTAACATAACCTTTCTTTCTTTTAAATTTAATATACGAAAGAAAGATCAAGTAGCCAAATTATTTTTTAGATCTCTTTTTACTTTCTTTTACATCTTCAAGTATATCTTTTGTTTTCAAAAACTTAATTGCTTTTACAATCTCAGCACATCCTTCATACAATTCGTTTTCCTCGTATATAGGTAAATTACTTTCTAAAGTAGATACAAAATCTTGTCTATCTACTGTTACATCATATATTGTTTCTTCAGTTTCAACTAAAACTGAAAGTGCATGGATGTATCTTTTTCTTCCTGTTAGGTTTTTTAAGATGGTTTCAACCAATGCTTTTGAAATTCTTAGATCACGTTTAGCAATCATTTTTTCAAATTCCTCACTATCAAATACACTAATTTCTATTGCCATGTCTCTCATATTTAAAATAAATCTAAAAATCCAGGATTAATTTCCTTCCCCTTTAATTTACTAAACTTCTCATCAGTTTCTAGCATTTTATTAGCTAATTTTTCTAGATGAAGTTGTTTTTGTTTATCAAAATCCTTCTCAATTTTTTTATGTTTTTTGCTCTTCATTTCACTGATAAATATTACTTTTTTCTTGAAACTAGATCGTACGGGTCATCACTTACTTTAACATCAAAGTTACCAAGTTCCTCTAAACGTTTTCTAGTATACTCGTCTACTTGAAAATCAATTGCATCTGTTGTTTTGTAAACGGTATGTCCTTCAATTGCCTCTATATCTTTGTCTGTGAATACGCTTCCAATTTGCAAAAAATAGCAATTATAGCAACTTAATTGAGCATTTCCGTTTGTAAAATCATATTTTTTACTATTTAAAAATGTTAAGAGTAACGGTGTTTTACCGTCAACTTGTCGTCTTTCACCAAACCCGCAATAATAACATTGTTCCAACATATAACCCGCCTCAATTAATTTGAATTTAAGTTTTTCAGCATTAAAGGAAGAAGCATCTACTTTACCATTTACAATTTCCTCAATCGGGGCTATTTTATCTAAATGGTCACTGGTGATAAATTTTGGAATACCTTTTCCACTTTGGTTTTTATGTAAATCAAATAAAGATAAGCCGGTTTCCTCGTCTTTATATGCCTTCATAAAAGGTTTTAAGTGCTGGTAAGAACAATGTAAATAACGAGCAGCAGCTCTAACTGAGCGAGTGTGTTTCATTGCTGCTATGCATTGTTCTTTTGATATAGGTTTTGGTTGAGCCATATTACATATCCTCTAATCCATCCAACAATGTATTGTCCCATAATTTCATATCCTCGTCTGAATCATCATTTAATTCTATTTTATCAAATGATGTAAATTTGGGTTGTTTGGTTCTTTCTATTCTATCGGCATCACTTGCCTCAACTATAATCATATCGTTCCATGTATGGTCTTTTTCTCCAAATACCATTGACATTCCTTTTTTTGCTCCAACTGTAGAGCAATCAACACATGTTTTTGTATTTGGTAATGCTTTTACTCTTAGTGGGTTGATTTCTTGTTTGCAATATACACAGTTTCTACTTTCCATCGTATCGTTTTAAAAATTTATATAATTGTTGAGGTGTTCTGATTATATGTCTTTGATTTTGCTCATCTAAAAGTGGATAAACTCCACCTTCAGGATCAATACTATCAAACACCCACCATAAAATAATTTCGGTTTTAATTTCACCAAAATGTTTTTCCATCATCATTCTAATTGAGCGTACATAAGGGTTATCATATTTTGAAATGTAAACTCCAACTGTACCTAAAACAGCGCTTACGGCCTCAATTTGACACATGTTTTCTAAAAGTTCCATAAAAAACTTTTCCTCTTCTTTTTTGGTTGATTTTACACTTTTAGCCACACCAATTCCTTTACCTAAAATCTCTGATATGTTTTTAAATTTTGGCTCTTTCATTTTGGTTAGTTTTAACATTAAATACTTGTAAAAAAGTATCTAGATCCATTTGTTTTACATTTGCTGCTTTTTTAATAGCATCTGTAATATTTGTTGCCTCTATTTTACCTTGTGCCTCTTGAGATGAATCACGTTTGTTGTAATAAATATATGTTTTCATTTTTTATATTAATTAAATTATTTTGATATTCCTCTAAATGATTTATAGTTATTTTAAATATATCAAGTTCAAATTGGCCTATTTCACCACTTTCTTTAATAATAGGAGGTATTTGTTGAAGTAAATGGAAGTTTTGTTGAGTTAATTGAGTAGCATTAAATTCAATTACTATATCGTTTTCTCCAATTGGATCATTATGTCCTACATGAAACACTCGTTTAGTCAAATCAAATGAAGTATTTGATTGTTCTTGTTCAATATAAGAATCAATTATAACATGCATGTTATCTTCAATATAAATTCTATCACACCACGGTTCCAATACTTTGACTAAGTCCATATTACAATTTTTGACTACATAAGCAATGTTATATTTTGGTGATATAATTGGATCCATTAAAGCAGTATGTTTAACGTTTGAGCCCCATTTACGGATAAATTCAAAAGTAGATTTATCCATATCTGCTTTCCATTTTGCATGTCTTTCTGGGTCCCCATCAAAGCTACCTGCTCCTCTACCTGTTAAATGGTATACAAGTGAGTTCCATGGTTGAATAAATTCAAACCCATCTAATTTCATTCGATTAAATATATCTGAGTCTTCTCTACAGGAGTGTAAAATTGGGTCATGGCCTCCAAGTTCAAGATATTCGTTTTTATACATCATCCAAGGGGCAAAAATACCATTTGTAATTTTAGTGTCCTCAAGATGTTCATTTACATATTGATTAAATTCCTCCTTTTTAAATTCTTCAGGCCATATTCCAAAATTAAGTAATATTTTTTCACCTCCGTTTGGGTGTAAAGGTGGTTCAACACGAGTTGAACAAACTACTGTTTTTGATTTTAAATGGTTAAATGCTTTCAAATCAGCATCTTTACCTAACATCATATCAGCATGAAATATCATAAAAATATCTGTTGTAGATTGTTCAATACAATAATCATATGCTTTACCAATACCAAACAATTTTTCACCTAAATTAGGATTAACAAAATATATTAAATTATATTCATCTTTAACTTGTTCTAGCCATTCAATAGTTCCATCTTCATCTGAATCAACAAATACTAATATGTCATGGTCTTTTCTAAAGGCATTTTCCCTAATTGAGGGAATACAAGTTTTAAGATATCGTAGATTGTTCTTGCTTGGAATACAGAATGTTATTTTATCCATTTTATATAAGTTTGTGTTTCTATAAATTTTATTTCTTCTATATGCTTATCCGGGTATAACAATATACAATCTTCTTGATTTTCAGTACATAAAAGTCTATATGTTACATACCCCCATTTTTCTAATAATTTAATAACTTGTTGATCTTTTTCTCCATCTAGGTAATTTTCTATAAACATTAATGGATGATTATGTTTTATAGTTTTTTCTCCCCCTTTAATAGTTTCTAATTCAAAACCTTGTACATCTAATTTAATTAGATCTAATTTAGGTAGGTTTAAAGAATCAATTGTGATAATTTCAACATCTTCTTCTCCCTCATCAAGATTAGTTAATCCTCGTCCTCCATAATTAATACAATCTTCTGAAAAAAATTGGTCTTTAAGTGGGGACATTTTTAATTGTTCTTTTTTATCTCCTAAACCTAATCTAAATTGTTTTACTATATCTGAAGCTCCATTAATTAATATATTAGTGGATAATAAATTAAATATTAATGGTTGGGGTTCAAAGCAATATACTTTTCCTTGGTTAGCTAAAGCAGCGAAACAGATTGTATGAAACCCTAGATTAGCTCCTCCATCTAAAATTATGTAATCTTGTTTAATAAAATTACTATAGAAAAGATATAGATGAGGTTCCCAAGACCCATAATTAGATATACAATTACTAATTAAATCTTTTTCTAGTAAACAAAATGTTCCGTAATTAGTTTCTTTAAAATTTATATTCATATTTTATTTATAAAATTTTGTATTTCCTTACTTAAATTAGACTCAGCTATTTGTCTAAATTCAATTTGTTTATCTATTAAAGATAAATAATCTTTATAGGGATTCCAACGATATTTAAAGTTTTCAATAACTACTGAATTTTCTAAAACATATTGTTGGATATTATATCCTTTTTGTTTAATTATTCCACAACAAATCATAACGTATGTATCATCCACCCCATAAGGACCAAATGAATCAGGCATATCAGTCAATTGTAAAAGTTTAGTAGATAATAAATTAAACCATCCACCCCCAAATTTAAATGTTTCTATTGGTTTAAGATTTAAATCTTCTTGTACATACGTTATAACCTTAAATGGGTCGTTAGCGTAATATGTTTCCATACTAGCTGGGGTAGGTAGGTATTTTTGGTTAACTAGTGCATCCCAACTGCTATCCCACATTCTAACTGTTTGAGGGGAAATTATATAATATTCGTTTTCTATTAGTTTAGCAGCCATAATCATATAATTCAATAACCTAGATTCAAATACTAAATCAGTATCTAAATATAAAATATTATCTGCTTGGGTAGATCGAATTGCCTCTCTACGTTTATCATCACACCCTAAACACTTATTTTCTTGATCAACTATAAATTGTGTTTGACACCAATCACATAGTTTTTCTATTTGTTTAAATTTATCAATGAAAAATTGTTTGGGGAGTTGTGATTGACTCCAATCAATTAAATTTAAATTTAAAGTAACATCTATTATTATATTGTCTTCTTTTTCTAGATGATAACTACCTTGTTTTAATTGTTTAATTTGCCATTCAAACCAATCAATTTCATGGGGTAGTAAATGTATAACTATTTGAGTAATCATATAAAATTTAATTCAATATCAGAAATAGATACATTGTTAGGATAATCTAGACCCCATATTGGATATGAGTCTTGAGATTTTTCAAATTTATCAATACATTTTTTATTAATAAAAGATAATTCTAATACATTAGGTAAAGTATGAGATTCATAGCTCCATGTTGAACCATAATTATTAGCATGAATATGATTTAAAATAAAATATTCATTTAAATTATTCATTAGATTTACAAATCTAGGTAAAATATCAGGACTATCAATCCAATGAACCTCTAATAATAACCCTGTAGTAATTTGGCTTATTTGAGATAAATCTGTATTTTCAAAATAGGAATATTCATTTCCCTCAATATCTATTTTAAGAAGAACATCTCCTTTAAGTTGGAATTCCTTATAATGTTCCAAAAAATCTTTACATTGATACTCAAATCCAAGACCTTCAGGAATATATTTTAATAAACCTTTTTCCCAAGGTGATTGATTTATAGTATGGTCAAATAAATATGCTGGTTTGTTATAGTTGTTTGAAAATGATTCTTCATATCTTATGTCTTGGGCTACTCCATATGTAAAAAGAAAATCACATTCTTTTAAAGCAACTTCAGAAATAACATACCCTCCATCACAATTAGGACCAAGACGAAGTTTTGGAGAAGAAACATCATATGGTGTCAATAAAGAAATTAAATTTGAATTCATATTTTTGGTTTTAAATAAATTTACGAGCTATTTTATTATATGTTGTGTTATGTTCTTTTATATATTCTGGGGTTAAATTTTTCAAATATGGATCCCATGACATTGTTTCCCAAACATGATGACAATATGCTGAAGAAAAATCTAAATCGTTTTCAAATAAATCTTTAATTCCTATATTATGGTATAATGGATAATGGAAACTATTATACGGTTCAATATGGAGTAATTCTGGGTATTGAGTGGAAAGGTAATGGGGCATTCTTACTGCGTGTTCATCCCAATATTGATCTCTTCCTTTGGATTTGTGGGATTGGTAACTTAAAAGCCAGTGCTGGATAAATTCACTGTTTGATTCAGCTAATATAACGCCATCACATAAACCTTCTACAGTTCCATCAGGATGACCTTGAATTCCTAGAACACATTTATTATTTAATAATGGGGTAAAAGGTTTTACAGATATTGTATCTACATCCATGTATATTCCTCCTTCTTCCAATAATACTTGAAGTCTTATGACTCCTGTTTGGTGTGCTATATGAAGTAAAGGTCTTCCAAATATTTCTGTGGGTGGGTCTATTTGAACTAATTCAAGCTTATCTTCAATTTTTTCAAACCATTCCCCTGTAGGTTTATATTTGTAATACAAATATGCTTTTTCAGGATTATTCAATTCAATAGCTGATTTAACTGCTAAATAATGGCAAAGACTCCAAGGTTTTCCTCCAAAAGTTTCAGATAAACCAAATACAAAATGTAATTTATTAGGTATCATTTTATTTTTTTAAAAGATTAATATCATTTATTACCATTTTAGTTACCATGTCACTAAAACTAGTTCTAGGTTCCCAGCCTAACATTTGTTTAGCTTTGGTATAATTTCCTCTCAATATATCAACTTCTGCAGGTCTCATAAATCTTGGATCTTGTTTAATATATTGCTTCCAATTTTCAATTCCAATTACTTTAAATGCTTCATCTAAAAACTCTCTAATGGATCTAGTTTCTCCTGTAGCAATAACGTAATCATCTGGGGTGTCTTGTTGGAGCATTAACCACATGGCTTCAACATAGTCTGGGGCGTATCCCCAATCTCTTTTAGCATCTAAATTTCCAAGAGAAATATGGTCTGAAAGTCCTAGATGGATTCTAGCTACTCCATCAGATATTTTTCTAGTAACAAATTCAATTCCTCTTCTTTCAGATTCATGATTAAATAAAATACCTGAACAGGCAAACATATCATATGATTCGCGATAGTTTTTAGTAATCCAATGCCCGTACAATTTTGCTACTCCGTATGGTGAGCGTGGATAAAATGGGGTATTTTCATTAGCTGGATTTTCAACCATGCGACCAAACATTTCTGAGCTTGATGCTTGGTAAAATTTAATATTAGGATTAAATTCTCTAATAGCTTCTAAAATCCTTAATACACCTAATCCTGTAACTTCAGAAGTATGTTCTGGGGTTTGCCAGCTTTGTCCTACGAATGATTGGGCAGCTAAATTATAAATTTCATCGGGATTAGTTTCTTTTAAAACTCTAAATAAACTATTCTGGTCTGTTAAATCTCCATCAACGAAAGTTATTTTATTTTCCAAATGGGAAGTATTAGTTCGTTGTTTAGAAGAACTTCTCCTTTCCATTCCATACACATTGTAATCTTTTTCTAAAAGAAAATCAGCTAAATGACTTCCATCCATTCCATTTATTCCTGTAATTAGAGCTGTTTTCTTTGGAGTATAACTTGGCCTTTCCAAGTCAGTATAGATTTCATTTTTCATAATTTATTTTAATTTAAAAATTTCATTAAAAGTGGTATATGACCTACCCCCCCCATCATTACCCCATCCACCATATGGACCAGGACCAAATTTTCCAGGAGAATATAAAGATGATACATCATCTATGTTAGAGTCATTAATATTTAATTCTTTTAATTTTTTTCTAGAAACAAAAAAAGCATTTACTCCTCTTGAATCTGTACCAACTAAAGAATAATCAAATAGATTACATAATTTAGTAAAACTTAATAATGAAGCCCCATAATAGTTACTTCCATTCCATGATAATTGAGAATCATATACAACTACTTTATCTTCATCTGGGCCCAGAGCTACATTATATTCACACACAATTATATCAGATTCGTAATGTTTTAATATTTCATGTAAAACATAAAAATCAGTAGAATCTATATCAATTGAAAGTAATTCTAATTTTTTAGGTACATTTAATGTTTGCAAAATGTCTATAATATTTTCTTTATTTACAAAGTATTTAAATAAATTAATTGATTCATTTTGATGACCTCCATCTATCATTACTCCATTCCATTGAAAATTTTCCCTAAGATATCTAGTATTACATTCAACACCACTTTCTGTTCCTATTTCCAAATATGTTTTGTTATATACGTTTTGATATAAAAGACCAATTAGATATTCTATTATACCGTCTTCTCCATTTTGGGAGAATACTTTTTTTTCGTAAAGATGTAAATTCATTATGTTAAATTATTGTATAAATTGTTTTGTTTTTCTTGTTTTTCTATTGTTTTTGGATGATATAGAGCAAATTCTTCAATTATTGGTAAATGAGTCCAAACTTTAAACCCCTCTAATCGCTCATGCACTTTATTTACCCATTTAATTTCCGGTTTATTTTTATATATTCTCCATTGCTCATCAGGCCAGTTAACCCAACCCTTTTCATCTACTCGCCATCCCCATTTTTGAATATGTTCTTGAGTTAAACCCTTTACTGTATTAACTCTAGGTACCATAATCACATCACATTCTATATTTTCCTCTAGAATTTCTGGGAGTACTTCAATGAGTTTTTCATGGGGTATTTCATCTGCATCAATTTGGAAAATATAATCTCCACTGCAAAATGAAGTTAATTTGTTTTTCCAGTTGGCGAAATGCCTGTCAAATTTTGCTTTATGCCAGGCAAATTCACCATTAACTGAATGGGAGCGGAGAAAACTCTCTATCTCGGGGTCACCATTTGCTTCATCATATAGGATTACAATATTGTCTTGGGTACGTTTATGCCGAAGCAAAAAGTGCACTAAACGTTGAATTTCAATGAATTCGTTACAAACTGTAATTGCGTATGTAATTGTCATATAACTTTTATTTTCTTGGAGTATACAAAACTTTTTTCAAATGTCCTAGTTATTTTGGAAAATTCCAATATAATCTAGAGCTTCAATATAGTCACGCTCATCAAACATTCTCATGTTTTGCATGTCCATTTTGTATTCCATGAACTCTCCCGGTTTACCTGGGACTGGATGGTTTAATCTTTCGTTTTCTGGGATTTTGATTGATTTGACTGCTGCCCAACCCCAATCTTTTATATCGGTTCCGTTAGCAAATACCATTCCTAAACCTGGTTGGTTAATTGTGTTTGGGATCCAAGTTAATCCTGTTTTTTCATCTACCCAAGATAAATCTTTATACAATTCAGGTAAAGTTTCCATTTGTACTTCATAGAATTCTTCACCTTCTTTCATTAAACTGTTGGTCCAAAAACCACAGCTCAAACTCATGTAGTTTGAAATATCAGGGGTAACCTGTGTTTTGTAACATAAGTCACCTCCTGATTTGGGGCAATTAATTATTTCTTCGTGTTGCATATTTTTATTTTTTTAAGATTTGCACCCCTCCACTTTCATTGGTTAATAAAGTATAGTTTAGAGGAATATCTATACCTTTTAAAGCATATTTGTAGATCGCGTTCTTTTGTCCTTTTTTTCCTATATTTTCTTTTGTAAAACTATCTTCACCTTCTATATATAATCCTTTAGGAAAATATTCTTTTATGAACTGCTCTATACATTTAAATACTGTTGATATTAAAGAAGTATATTCTTTAAGAGAATAATTTATATCTAAATTTTCATAACTACTTCCATTTACCGTAAAATCTATTTCATAGAATTCACTATTTAATTTGTGAAATATAACTTGAATATTGTTTTCTTGGTTATCTTTAAAAGGTTCACATTTAATTTCATGCCCAGAATCAAAAAATATAAATTCTGTTTTAAAAGGGGATGAGTCAAATATTTCTTGTAAAGATAATTGTTTTTGAATTTCCTCCTTAATAACTTGTTTTAAAGAATTTTTATAGTTATAACTTCTGAGTTTCATTTGTTTCTACTTTTTTGAGTTTTGGAAGCTCTATTTTGGAAAGTTTTGGTAATTGCAGTTGCACATGTTTTGGAAACTCAGGTATACGTTGAGTGAATACAGTATCCAATTTTTCTTTCATTGCATCAAACGAAAATTTAGATCTTGATTGGAATCCTTGTCGTTTTGCATTGTCTGCATATCCTTTATAGTTTTCAAATACATCTTTTAAATAGTGTCCAACATGTCCAGTATCAACAGAAAACCATTGTGATTCAGCTAGTAACATATTATTTGCCGCACTCGGGTGTACATTTGTTAATTGACCAGGTAATAACGTTGTAAATTCAGGATTTAAATAATCAATATGACCGCTCCAATTTGTTGTAATGATTGGTTTGTTTACTAAAGAAAACTCAAGTAATGGACGACCAAACCCTTCTCCTTTAGTTAAATTAACCATTGCTTTAACTTTTGAATGATTATATATCTCATTCATTTCCTCGTTTGTAAATTCACCATGTAGTAAATAAACATTAGGTAAGTTATTTGATTTGCAAGTATCCTTAATTGCTTTAATTTTCTTTAATAGTTCATCTCTATCCATATAAGAGGATCCTACTTGAGATGTTTTTAAAATTAACGCTGGTTTTTTGCTTTTGTTTTTAAATGTTTCAAAGAATGCTTTTACAAGTAATCCTACATTTTTTCTATCCTCACCTAATTGTCCTTGCATCCAATGACCTACAAATAAATAAGCAAATTCCTCTTTAATTGAAGATAAATCAAAAGTTGATTTGGTTGGTTTATATGTTTCAATGTCTGCTCCCTCAAATATAACCTCACTATTTCCATTCCACTCAACCATTCCTACCGTTTGGTTTGTTTGTTGATCACGTTTTTCAAATTTGCTATTTTTAAGTACCTCAATTGTATGTTTTGAGGAACCTAAAATTAAATTCATACGTGAACATCCTTCAACCCATTCTGCTGGGGCAATTGTTGTTTCAATTCCTGCGGTACAACCAATGTTGTATTTTCCAATTGGTTGAAATTCATTTGGAACTGTAATTTGCATCCAAATTTCAGGTTGTGCATTTAATTGAGGTGAGGATAAAATATGTGGTGTTAAAAATGACCATTCGGGATTATCTTTAATAAATCCTTTAGGTGTTGCACCCCATCGTTGAGGTAAAACTTTAACATCATATTTGTCTAGTTCAATGATTGCTTTAACTATATCTCTAGAACGTGCTCCATATCCACTATAAGTGTCAATTGGGCAACTAATTACAAAAACTGGTTTGCTCATAATTTTAGTATAATAATTCGTGTTTAATTGTATCTTCTTTTATTTCATTACAGTTGATTAACTCATATTTTGAGCGTGGAGTCCACGTGTCAAATAATTGATCTATCGCGTTAATTGCTCTAACTCCCATATGCTCACCAGTTAAACCAGCTTCATTTAAAGCCCAATGTCTTCCTGTTTTACCAAGTTCTTTTCTTGTTTTTCTATCTATTGCATATACTTCGGATATACGAGCGGCTGCATCCTCTGCTGTACATCTATCATCCCAAATATAAGGTGTTTTAGGTGAACCTTGAATTGAACGATTTGTTGGATAAACCGGAAATGCCCATGAACCATGATTTTTTAATCTACCTGTATTGTTTGAAGGTAATTTTGGTGTTGGTGTAAACCAATTTCCATACTCGTCTTCAAATCGCATTTGATCTTGCATTCCACCAGTTACATTAGCTATAATTATAGTTCCTGCTAAAATTGCTTCTGTTAATGATAAGCCCCAACCCTCGTTTGATGTTAATAAAATTTGAGCATCCGCAATGTTATACAACATGTTTAGTTGTCTATGGTCTAATTTATTTGTTGAAAAATAAATTGCGTTTGGATAATCTTGGAATAATATTTTTCTAACTGCCTCTAAATCAGTTCCATGCTCCGAAATTATTTCGGTATGTAAAACCATAGCACATTTTTCTGCTTTTTCTTTTGGCAATGTATCTAAAAAGAATCTAAACGCAAGCATCGTATCCGGAATCTGTTTACGTCTAATATTTCTTGAATTAAAAAATACTATAAAATCTTTTTCTTCTCCCAAAAACAAATTTTTCTTGAATATCTCTAATTCTGTTAATTCATCTGCTTTTTCAATCGGATAAAAATGCTCTTCGTTTAAACCATGAGGAACGTACTCAATTACTTTATTTTTTGCTTTTTCACCTAAAACAAGTTCATTAATTAATTTTGTTTGTTTTGAAATTGCAAGTAATGCATCACACGACTCGTAAAATGCTTTGTTGTACAACGGTGCTGGATAATCATCCCAGATGTTCAAATAAATGATTGGTATGTGTTTTCTGATCTCGTTTTCAATCATAAACAACCACTCAAAATATCTTGGATCCGTTATAAGCATAATTGCATCTGGTTTTTCCAATTCAATCATATGTCTGATTAAATCGGCATCACCGTAACCATTTACCGGATATAAGAAAACAGAAGCATCTGTTATACCCGAGTTGGTGTTTGTATCTGCTGATAAATCAAAGCGTTTTCCTTGTTCTGGATGATTAATTGCTCCTGCAATATTAACCCAATTGAAATGTTGGGCTGTGTTTAAAACTAATTCACGCGCAACTGTTGCTACACCCGAGTGTACTCTAATGTCGTCGCAAATTAATAGAATTTTTTTCCTCTTGTTTTGAGGTAAATAACCAAATTTTTCTTTCATGTAACTTTTATTTTATTTTTAAATGTAAAAAATTAATTTTTGTTTTCCAAGTTATTTATTTAAAATCAATATTTCTTTTCCAAATTGTTTAATTTCTAGATATGGATATTTCTCTTTACATACTTCTGCTGCTTTCCAAAATATGTTAAAGCGATATTCATCTATTGGGTGAATTTTAATCATTGAGAGTTTATTAGCTAAAAATCTAGGGACAATTTCATCTCTTAAAATTTTAACCCAAGTATCGGATCTTCTATCATCTGAACCACCTTGGAATGAAGTTGGGTCAACTTGATCTTTTACTTTTTGGTAATCAAATACCCTGATTTCTTCTCCTTTTAAATTTTTAACTATGTAAAAAGTTTCAAAATATTTATTGATTGGATTAAATCTTACTCCAATAGTATTTCCATATTTATCTTGAAATATCCACTCATTTTCACTAATCTCTTCAAAATCATAAGCCATTTCGGGATTAGCTAATTCTTGAATATATCTACTTTCTTCATACCAAGTAGCTTCATATTCATTTAAATTTCTTTCTTGGGACTCTTTTATGATATTTCCCAATAGTTTCATTAATCGCATTCTATTCTCCTATACTTAAGTCGTTGTGGTTGTGAACTTTTTTTCTAAATTCCTCGTCTGTTAAGTAAAGATGAATTGCTCGCTCACTTAGTTTTTGAAACGAGAATTTACGCTTGATGCACTCGATTTTAAATTTGTCGAATAGGTCCGTATCAATTTTTACGGATGTTAATTGTTGGTTTTTTTCACTCATATGTTTTTAATTTTATGTTATCGTATATACATATGGCGGTATATTAGTAGGTCGCAGAACATAAGTGAGTCTTGTAAAAAGGACAATACTTGCAATTACCATTTATTTTAGGTTGATGTTCTACTTGTTTAAAACCATTCCAATCAAATGCTTGTTCTACAAATTTTTCTATTGATTTTGCAACTCGATTTAATTTTACTTTACCTGCTGCTGGTTTGTGGATTTGTACACGTTTGATTACGAATTGCTCGCTTTCAAATATTTTACGTTTTACAATTAAAAATTCAACTTCAATATTTTCTAGTGGTATATTGTAAATTTCGGAAAAATATTTTTTATATGCTATAAGTTGGAATTGTTTATTTTCGTCCGCTTTTTGTTTTTTGTTCCAACCGTTATATGATGTTTTAATATCTATAATTCTAATTTTGTTTGTTGGTTCGTGATATAAAACAACGTCAATAAATCCTTGAAGCAATACGTTTTGGTATTTTGAGTGTGGGGTTAATACAATAGGTATTTCACACCCCACTAAATGCCATCCTCGTTTACCAAAATATTTGTTTTTGTCTTTAGCTAACTCTCTTATAATTTCAACTCCATCCTCGTAAAATTCTCTAAGTTCATCTGGGGATACAAAGTGTTGGTTATTGTTTGATTTGTATTGTTCTTTATATATTTCTCTCATTCGCTCCTTTAGCATTTCAGATGTGTTGATTTTATCTGCTTCTGCTCCGCTTTTTTCGTAATATATAGTTAGGTAATGCTGGAGTGTTTCATGGAATGCAGTTCCAAAAACAGTATGGATGGAGGAGGTAAATTGTTTAAATCCTTCTTTGTATTGGAGTGACCATTTTTTAGGGCAATCATTGAACATTGATAATTGAGAGTATGAAATGGACTTTTGAGTTGCGTAGTCAATTTGGGGTAAAACCTTGGTTTTGATTTCCTTTAATATGGAAGGTAGTTTCTTTTTGGTCATAATATAAAGATACAAAAAAAGCCTGCCAAAGGCAAGCTTTCTTGAGAATATCTTGATAGCGATAAAAGTATTCTCTTGCTATAACTAGCAAACGGTCCTAAGCCGTATTTTGAATTATTTTATAATACCGGCTCTTAATTGCCAAAGTTTAATTTCTTCAATGTTTTCTTGAGGTCCAACTATGTTTTCGTAATCGATCATCCCTAAGGTTCCACCTAAACGAGACAAGTCAATTGCGTTTTCTGCTATGCGGTGCAGATCCATATCGTCTTTTGCATCCTCTCTAGCATATTCGAGTAAACGAATGAATAAAGGTATGTCTAATTTAACTGTGTCTCTTGGGTTCATGTTAGTAGTTATTTGGTTCTTCTACTTCTTTACCTTCGTCTAAATCCTCTTCTTCTTCATCCTCTTCTTTTTCTTCACCTTCATTTAACTCATATTTTGAGTTCAAAAAGTATTCAAAAGCATCTTCGTATACTTCTTTTTTACGTCCTTCAAATGGGTTATTAATTGCTCCAACTCCTACAATTCCTCCTGCAACGTAGTGTTCGTTTAATGAATTTTTTTCCTCAGTTGAGTTAAGTTCTTCTAATTTTACTTTGTATTCGCTTTCTGTGATTACACCTGAAAGAAATTGCATGCGTAGTTGTTCTTGTGTCATTTGTTTTTGGTTTTCTAATATAATATTAAATTTAGTTTCAAAATCATCTAATAAGGAATCTAAATAATCAAATGTATAATCTTCCTCTTCTAAATCTAGTTCCCCAGACATTATATCTTGGTAAGGAATTTCAACATATTGTTTAAACCAATCTAGTAGATCAGTTTTACTATTTTGAATATAATCTAAGGCTTTGTCTATTCGTTTTCCTAAATAAACAAAATCACTACTTTCCTCATTTAATTCCATCTAAATCTTTTCTACTATTAATAGCTAATTGATCTATTTTTTCTTTAAATTCGGGGGATAATGTTTTTTTATTCTCTTGAATACCTGCTAATTTTTTCATACGTTTTTTTTCGTTGAAATTAATAGCTGCCTTTTCGTATATTCCCTTATTTTTCATTTATGATAAATATTATGGAGTTTTTGATTCACGCAATGTTTTTAGAGCTTTCTGGATATATAGAATATCGTCCATTTTTTCTTGTAGGCTATGTTCGAGCCAATCCTCTAAAGATAAGTCTTGTCTATCTAAATCTGTTCCATATTTTGCTTTCCCTACAGTAGCTCTTTCAACAAATTTGTCTATAATTGAATCTACAACTGAATCTGTAATCTTAATTTCTCTATTCATTTTTTCAATAACTTGTCTATTTCTTTGTCCTCTACTCCCATATCGTATAGTACTCTTCTAGTTCCATTTTCACGGAGTATGTCAATGTATTCTTCTGCTTCCCCTAAGCTACATTCAAAATGTTTTGCTACATACTCTACCAATGTAGCAGGCTGTTTCTTTGTTCTTGACTTGATATATTTCAAGAACGTTTTTTGTTTTGGAATCATCTCTCTATAAATTTGATATATTTGTTGTTTGTTATCGTAGGGTATAGTTTGAATATAATTTGCTATTTCAATATAGTTTATATTCATAGATACATATCGATGTATCATATAAGAGTTCCATTTATCCCACGATTCCTCGGAGATATTTTCAATTGGGGTTTTATAGAGGGTGATTTCATTCAACCACCCCCAAATATCTTTTATCTGTTTTTTAGACATCTAAAGTAATATCTTTATATTCGTCACGTAGTTCTTTTGGAAGTGAATCAGGTAATATTTTTTTACTTTCCAAATCATAAAATACTGGGATTGGGATAAGCATGTCCTCGTCTGCTCCAACTAAAAATTTAGATACTTTACGAATAATTACTGCTTGTCCGAATAATTTGCCTCCATCAAATCCTTCAACTGAGGTGGTGTTTTGAAAATCAATGTTTAATTGTGGTTGTTCCATTTTATTTGTTTTTGTTGGTTACTTTTTCTTTTCTATATTCTATAAAATCATGTATGAATCCTGCTGCAACAATTAAATTCATACCAACAGATGCTATTATTTCGTATATGTCTTTATACACATTTGTGCTTAAGTGAATATGACCTACCATCCAAAAAGGTACGGCTAAATTTTGAGATACCCACGAAAGAGTGTATTTTATGAAATGTTTCATATTGCCTCTATAATCTTTGCAATTGCGGACATTACATTGATCTCTTTATCTATCCTAAAATTTGCTTGATATAAATGCTCATTTAATATAATTGCAACCATGCCTTCTTTTCCAGGTGCATATTTTGAAGCATACTCAAATAGTGAACGATATAGTTCCTCGTAGTCCTTAACATTTGAATCTGCTATAATTTGTCTAATAGATATCCAACTTTTCTTACCTGCTAGTTCTTTCAATACCTCTTTAATATAGTTGTTTGAGGTTAAAACTGTTTCATCTAATTCAATAATACCATCTTTTACAGACATTTGTAAAACGTTTAACATTTTACGCATATCAGGATAGTATTTTACAATCAATGATTTTAAACCATCAGGGTAATAGTCAATAGATAATTGTTCCTCTAGTATCCAAACTAAATGATTGTACACATCTTGTTTAGTTGGTGGAACAATTTTAAGTGTTTGGCATCTGGATTGTAAAGGATCAATTATTCGTTCTATAAAGTTACAAGTTAAAATGAAACGTGTTGAGCGAGAAAATGTTTCAATTACGTTACGTAATGCGGCTTGTCCCTGAATAGTGATGAAATCTGCTTCATCTAGGATTACTACTTTGATTCCTTTCCAAGATGCAGCACTAGCAAATCCCTTTACTTTCTCTCTAATAGTATCAATTCCATTTTCATCTGATGCATTTATGTAAAGGTAATCGCAATCTAAATTTTTAACTATAATTTTAGCTAATGTAGTTTTACCTGTACCAGCAGGACCATAAAATATAAAGTTTTGAATATCACCTTGGTCAAGGTATTTTTGGATTGTGTCTTTAACGTTTTCGTTTCCAACGTAGTATTTTAGTTCGGTAGGGCGAAAACGCTCTACATATAACGTATTTTCTTTCATAACCATAATATACAAAAAAAGCTTGTCATAGACAAGCTCTTTATTTAAATATTTTTTGATCTCATATAGGCTTTTTCTAATGTTTCACCTGGTCCTCTATCTCTATATTTTCCACCTACATCACCAACTGCAACTCTATACATTGGATCGTTTATTAATTCATCCATTGCTGCTTTTACTTTAGCTAGATATGCTTTATACCCTTCTGAAATTCTAATTAGCTCTGCTTTTTCTTCTGGGGTGTCATAGAAGCGGTATAGGTTTCCACTTTCTTCTGCTTCTAGTTTATCTGCTTTTTCCTTAGTAAATAAACCAACTTGTGAAATCATTTCACCTGCTGTGTAGTATAAATCATTATCTTCAGCTTCATTTAGCTTACTTTCAGATAAATATTTTTTTAAATCGAAATTGTCCATTTTATTTAATTATTCCAGCTCGTCTAAGCATCTGGTATTGTTCAAAATCAAATTCTTGTTCTTCTTTTAAAGTTGTTTTTTTAACTAGAAGTTTTTGTCTTTGATCTTTTGAAATGCCAGTTACTACTAGTTTATATTGTCTTCCAGCTTCTGTTTCAACAGGTTGGATTTCGTATTTTGCATTTGGAACTTCTCCAATTTCTTTTTGGAATGCTGCTCTTGCTTTTTCAACTTTGTCTCTTGAATCAGCAGTGTAAGATAGAGGTGGTACCTCTTCTGTTTTTGGTTTTTCAACTGTTTTAGGTGCCTCTACATCTTGTTCTACATCTATAAGTTTAAATCCAACTCCAGCATTGTCCATAATGGTTTTCAATACTTTGGACAAGTATGGTTTTGTTTTGTATGGATTTTCTAGAGTATGGGGGAAAACAATTTTATCGCCTTTAACTACATAGTGAATATCTTGCTCTAATTTACCACCATATTTTTTTAAGTTGTCTGGGGTTTTCATTGGGTAGTAATTGGCTCCGTATTTTCCAATAATATCTTTTGGTAATTCTTTACCTGTAAGGGAAAATAAATAGTCGTTTAGGCTTCCATCATTTCCTTCGGCTTGCCATCTTTCATACCCAGCTTGTGCTTCTGCTTCTGCTTTTGTCCACGCTTCTGGTACTCTATTTTTAATATCAATTAACTTGAATGCTTTTTCGTCATCCGAGCGAGAATCCCAATCTTTCCAAGCAGCTCCAGCTTTTTGTGCAGGAATTGAAGGACCAAATGCTTTTTTAATAGCTTCTGGGTCTCTCATGTTTTGTGCGTAAATACCGTAGTTTTTGGTATCGTTTAAAGCAGCTAACGCAGCATCTAAATTTTCGGGTTGAACGGCCAAGTCGTAACGAACCTTTAATTGGCCCATTCCATCTTCCTCTCCTTCAATCTCACGTAAAATATCTGTTAATTTCATAATTATACATATTTAAAAAAAGGGACCCGTTACATCGGATCCCCATAAATGTTATATCGTTTAGCTGGTTCAGGTTGAATCTCTTTTTCCTCGCTTCGTATAGCATAAAGTTTACTATCTAGAGGGGCTAAACGAAATTCTACTTTTTCTTGATTTACCTCAAACCATGCCTCTAAAGCATCTGTAAGTGATTTGTGGATTACTTTATTTTTGTCCTCCACGAGCACCCATTGATCACCTGGGGGTACTCGTGTTGCAATTAACTCGTTATATTCTTCTATTTCTATTTGCATTACATCATCATTGAAGGATCATACATTGGTTGCTCTTGCTTTTTGTCCTCTGGAGTATCTATTACAACACATTCTGTTAATAGGATAGTTCCAGCAATTGAGGCGGCATTCAATAGTGCATTTTTAGTTACTTTTTGTGGATCAATAATGCCAGCCTCTTTCATATTAACGATAGTTTCTGTTTTAATATTGTAACCATTCCAAACCCCATCTTGTTTTCCAATTTCCATATTGATTGGATACATCTCACTTTCAGCGTATCCTGCATTTGATAGAATTTGCTCAAATGGTTTACCACATGCTCTATAAACTAAACGTTTTCCATAATTAAAGTCGTCCCCATCTGTTTTAGTTTGGGTAATACCTTCACGAGCATATAATAAAGCTGAACCACCACCTGGTACAATTCCATCTTCTAGAGCACATTGTGTAGCGTGTAGAGCATCATCTACTCTATCTTTTTTCTCTTTCATTTCAGTTTCAGTACTTCCACCTACGTGAACCAAAGCAACTCCACCTACAAATTTAGATAAACGTTCTTGTAGTTTTTCTACCTCAAATGGGGTTTGTGCTTTTTCAATTTGTGCTTGTAATTCTTCTGCTCTAGCTGTAATTGCTTCTGCTGTTCCGTTTCCATCAATTATAGTGGTTTTTTCTTTAGTTACAGTAACTGTTTTAGCTTCACCAAACCATTCCCAATTGAATTTGTCTAGTTTCA